GAACGCATAAATCAAAGAAATCCTCAAAATATCGCAGCTTAAAAAAATGAGTCGATTTTTATAGTCAATGAAAAAAAAGAAGGCGCATCGTGTATTACGACACACCTTCATTTTATTTCCAACCAATAAAAAATAATCATTATGAACTTAAACGAATTAAGAGATAAAGCCTACCAGTGCGCAGTAGCACATGGATGGCATGAAGAAAACCTGAGTGATGAACACTTCCTTTGTCTTATCGTTGGAGAGCTTATGAAAGCTGTGGAAACGGATAGAAAGGGAAGATTAGGAAAGAAATGTAAATCACGTTTTGAAATGGACTATAATCGCTATATTGTATTAGTGGAAGAAGAAGAAGAAAAGCGATTTAAGTGTTCCTTTGAAAAGAATGTAAAAGATACACTTCCGGATGAACTGACAGATGCTGTTATTCTCTTGCTTGACCTTGCAGGACTTCGTAATTTCAACCTCAATAGATTTTCGCCTGTTGACGTGGTTTCAAGGAAAAAAACTTTCACGGAAAATATATATGCTATCGTAAAAGAAATAATGGACCGTAAATATTCATTGGAAGAACAAGTTAATTATGTGATTACACAAGTGTTCGCTTTGGCTGATATTCTTGGCGTAGATTTACTCTGGCACATCAATCAGAAGATGAGATACAATGAACTAAGACCTAAGTTGAACGAAAAAAAATATTGATTATGAAAACAATTATATTTACAATTATATGTATTATTGCCCTATTATGGGTTGGCGATCTCACAATTACATTTAAGCCGTTTTCTATATCACTTCCCGGTTGGTATAAGCCTGTAGGTATCATCCTGTTTGTGTTGGCAATGGCGGTATATAACATTGGAGAATACGCTAAAGGGTATAAGCATGGTTTCGATGATGGGATAAAGAATGTGTTGAAATACTTAAAAAGAAATGCACTTAATGGGAAATATAGCTCTATGAAAGCTCCCAATTAGACTTTATGCCAAATTTGCGTGGCTTTCCAGCATTCTTGGCTTATTGAAAATCGTATTTGACCCCCCCTAAATCTTTACTTTAGCAATAGTTCACAATTTTGTGATAAGAAAAATAGAATAGTTAGTGGTGATTCTTTGGAGTTGTCGCTATTTTTTTTTAAAAGAAAATTATTCGCAAAAATGCGAATGAATAAAATTAAAATGCTATCTTTGCATTAAAGAAACAAATGAGATGGTAGTAACGTTTGATAAAGAGTATCTGAAAGAATTGTATGAGTTTGGAAAGGCGAATGATAAAAAGCATCGTTTTCAACCTGATATCGTACGTAGATATAAACGTTGTATAGATATAATAATCAGTGTCCCTGATGTAACTTCACTTTGTAAATACAATGGGCTGAGTTTTGAAAAATTATCAGGGGACAAAAAGGACTTTTGCTCTGTTAGAGTAAACAATCAATATCGTATTGAATTTACAACCACAGAGGTGCAAGGTGAAGTAGTGACTACCATCTGTAATATAATTGAATTGTCTAACCATTATAAATAGAAAGTTATGATTAAAATAGATGGCGTAGACCCTAAAATGATAGCTAATAACTTAATTCCTTTTGAACCGACACACCCGGGAGAAGTATTAAAAGATGAAATTGAATTTAGGGGTATTTCTCAAAAGAAACTTGCTAAAGAGATGGGTGTGTCTTATACTGTATTAAATGAAATTCTGAATGCAAAGCGTTCACTAAATACAAAATATGCTATGCTCCTAGAAGCCGCGTTAGATTTAGATGCGGAACCTTTGCTCAAAATGCAAACATCTTATAATTTGCAAATGGCAAAAAAAGACAACAGGTTTATGGAGAGAATTAATAAGGTGCGTAAGATTGCAGCGTTATTATGATTGATGTTAGAGAATTAAGGATTGGTAATTATGTACACCTTTTTAAGAGTTTTATTATAATTTAGGCGTGATTCCATTTGGTTTCACGCCTTTTTGTACCATTCTCTAAAGTTTTTTCAAATACTTTACAGTAACTTTCTAAAGCTTACTTATATTTCTTCATCTCCGGCAAATGTTTCCTTATGTCACTAATACGTGTTGCGTCACTCGGATGCGTACTCATGATCTCTGGTACTGAACCCGATCCGCCCGCCGACATCTTCTGCCAGAATGTGACGGCCACATTCGGATTATAACCAGCCATCGTCATAAGAATAAGCCCCATATAGTCAGCCTCGGTTTCATGTTTGCGTGAGAATGGAAGCATCACACCGTATTGTGCTCCAAGACCATAGACTATATTCCCGGCTTTCTGTATGGCGGCGGACTTTCCACTGAGAGCCTCCCCCAAAATTTTCGCTCCGTATTGTGCAACCAGCTGCTGACTCATACGCTCATTGCTATGCTTGGCCACAGCGTGCGCCACTTCATGTCCGATAACTACAGCCAGTTCGTCATCAGAGGAAACCAGATTCATCAGTCCCTCATACACAACGATTTTGCCTCCCGGCATACAGAAAGCGTTCACCTGATTATCCTTAACCAGATTGAATTCCCATGAGAAGTTCCTCACCTCACCGGACATTCCATTATTTTCCAAGTATTGTTCCGTGGCAGCGGCTATTTTCTTTCCGACACGTGTCACCATCGCTTTCTTTGTCGCGTTACTTGATATCGGTGCCGACTTGATATATTCCGAATACTGGGTCAGACTTGATGAAAGCACTTCGGAGTCGGATACAAGCAGCATCTGTTTCCTGCCTGTCAAAGGAACACTTCCACAACCATATAACAGAAGCACGGTTGCAAATAAAGTCACAATTTTTTTCATGCACCTATAATTTTAAAAGTATGAACAAAGTTAACGATTATTTTCTAATTGGGATAAGTCGATATATGAAAAAGCATTGCACATATCATTGGACGGTATTCATACAAAGCGCGACTGAAATGAACATGTCAATATCCAACTTTAACTTAAATCAAGTTTAACTCACTGTTAATCAGATGGTTATATTTGTACGCATCGCTAATAATCAGTATCTTAGCTATATAAAAGAAACCAATATTACTAACAATTAAAACATAGAAGATATGAAAGCAACAGATATTAAAATGTACATCAGTACATTGTCTATTATCAAAAAAGGTCAAGAAATTGAATGTGGTGACTTTTTAGGTGGTAGAAAGGTAAATGCCAGTCAAGAAGATGCCTTGAATAGCATGAAAAATGCTGTATATATGTATTTGTTTGCATCTATCATGAAGAAGGATAAAGGTTACAAAACAATGGCATTCACAATAACCGCTTGCAATTCTGCTATTTATGATAACAGCATGAAGACAGAGGTTGTATGTAAGGTTGGTTATAAAGAAATGATACAGCTTATCAAAGATGGGTATAGAAGTCCACTATTTGATACTCGCAAGCTGAAATCATTGGTAGATATGAGACTTAAAGAGCTAAAGATAGCATAATAACCAGCAGGGCGAAAGCCCTGCGCAACAAAAAAGAATATGACCAAGAAAGAATTAATTGCAGCACTTGCAAATGTAAATGATGACGCGGTGGTATTGTTTGGCACGAAAGAAATTCAGTTTTTCGGTGCATTTGCTACACAGGTATATATTAACTGGGATAGTAATGAGGTTCTTATAGCCAATAAGCACACAGATGCCACAACACCAGTTTACTGCGAGTTATTACATGAGGATAAAACGCATTAACATAAATCGGCAGGGCGAAAGCCCTGCGCAATATAGAAGAATATGAAAGAAAATATATTTTTAAAAGCAGTTATAGAAAAACCGTTATTGAATAATGAACCAGAAGTTTTACACCTTTTCGTTCAAATAATCAATGAAATAACTTCTTGTATGTCAGAAGACGAGTTAAGAGGCTGTATGAACTCTTTAATAGTAAGATACCCTTATTTTAAACTGTTTTTCGATTATGGTTTCGGACATAATCATATGTGGGTGAAAGCATCAGGTTCTTTAGAAAGATTGATATTGGTTGAGTTCTAATCCGGTAGCTTTCGAGCTACCACAATATACACGATTATGAAAGCAGATTTAGTTTTAGTTATCAGCCCTGAAGCCCCACTGATGAAGCAACTGGGCAAAGTGTTAGGTAAGATGGTAACCCCTTATGACTTCTCTACTATAGAGAGGGGTGAAAAGTACATCACCATACAGCATGATGAAACAGGGCTTGTAGTGGCTTATACAAGTGAAGAAAGATTGAATGTGAAACATTAAATATTGATTATAAATGAAAGGTAATTGTACGTTAGAACTTGATGTAGACAGTGTGGCATTGAATAATGCAATGTCTAAAGCTGTCAGTGATGCTGTAAAAAGCCTCAATATTGAGCAGATAGTAAATGCAGAAGTAACAAGAAGAATAGGCAAAAGCGTAAGCAAATCAATACAAGACGGCACATTTGTTAGAGCAGTAGCAAAGAATGTAGCCAAAGAATTTGATGCAAATATCATTGTGTCCCTTCTTGATATTGAAGAGCTGAAAACTATGGTTGCAGAAAAAATCAGTCAGAAAATAATTAGTAAAATGGGGATTTAATTATGAACTCAATAAATGTAAACGGTTGCAGCGTATGTCAACCCGGTAAAGAAAATTACACCACCTACAACACCAGGTTGAGAGGTAAAAGAGTGAGAATGTACCAATATGACTATCGTACTGAAAGTGGCGAGCTGTTTGCTTGTTGTGCACCTACCTTAGAGGCGTGCAGAGAAAGACGGGATAAATGGCTTACTGGAAGCACAAGTGAAGACAAGAGATGCTCTTATTAATGAATTGAAGGAAGGAGGTAAGCAATGACGCAGAAACAAGCATTGAAGTCGTTAGAGGATTACTGCAAGGTAAACAATATGCACCTAACAAGTTCCTCATTTACCAGAAACGCTTATGCAATTGTGGCGCATGACACAAACCAAACCTGGAACCGAATATTTGAAAATGGAATACCATGCCACCGTTTAAGCGGCTATCATACGCCAAAAGAGCTTTTGATATGGCTTGACGGCTATCACGCCGGGATACAGAAAGGAGGTAAGAAATAGGGATGATTAAATTTAGAGGTGTAAATATCTTTGGCAATGAATGGTTGTATGGGAATCTTGTTAAGATAGAAGAAAACAGATATTCCATATTGCCCGAAATAAATGATATGCCGACATGCAAGTGTATAGCTGATTATGATGTAGATCATAATACCATTGGTCGATTCACTGGTTTGTTCGATAAAAACGGGAAAGAAATCTATGAGCGTGATTACATTTCCATAATCTACAAGTATGAAGGCATCGCAAATGGATGCGCTATCCCCGATCATGATTGTATTTGTTATGGAGAAGTGGTTTACATGGATGGCTTCGCTTGCTTTGGCTTGCGTCTGCATAAAGCGGAATACCCAATAAGCCAAGAATTAAAAGAGTGCCAGTACCTTACTGTCCCTCTGCTTCAGTTTGATCTGGAATGTGATAGTATTGAGGTATTTGGAAATGTGTTTGATAATCCTGAATTGCTAAAATGAATAGAATATGGGAAATAAAGTAGTAGCATTTATAAGATCAAACGAATGGTTTAAGTCCACTATGGTAGAGCATGGCACACATAATGGATATGTAGCTGTCCCTTCTATGAACAAATATCATGGAATGTCTTATTTGGATATTAATGATATAGACGTTCATGGCGGTATAACATTTTCAGAACCGGCAATAAGCGGTGAAGAATCTATCGGAAGCAAAAGGAAAATTAATCCAAGGTATGTCGGAAAAAGAAATCCCATATTGGATAATGCTGAGTTTATCACCGACAACACAGAAATAGGTAATGATTGGTGGATATTCGGATTTGATACATTCCATTATGGAGATGATAAATATAATTGGGATAAACAAGCTGTCATACAAGAGACAATGAACTTGATGGAACAAATAGAAAAATAAGCAATATGAAGTACAGAATCAAAATAATAGAAACCCTTTCTAAAGTGGTAGAGGTGGAAGCGGATGATTATGATTCCGCTTTCGAGAAAGTTGAGGAAATGGTTAACTGTGAAGAAGTAGTTCTTACAGCAGATGATTTTGAAGGTCGTGAATTTTATCCGGTAGAAGATTATGAAAAGTAACAAAGAATACAAAGTAAAAGTCCAGTTTGTCTTAGAAGGAGAAGTAACTGTCAATGCTTGCAGCAAAGATGAAGCGAAAGAATTGGTTGAAGAAAGTTTTGGTCTTGTCGTTGGTGGTAATTTGCACTCTATGGATTCAAGAATAATCGATTGGGATTTCCCCGTTCATCCTGAAATGATTGTGAAGTAAATCAGTATGGCAAAAGTATATGAAAACAAGAAAGGATTCAAGGTCATACAAGCCACTCGTGGCGAAATGATATGCGCGCTCAGTGAATATGGATGTGTCGGAATTTGCGACAGCTGTGGTTCCAGTAATTGCCAAGATGGATTCTACATCGCAGTCCTTAATAGCTGGTATTGTTCTGATTGCTTCCATAAGTGGTATGCCAGAGCTAAACGCTATGCTTCCGATGAATATGTTGAAAACAAGAATTTTGAATTGTATAAGGCTGTTTTAGGGATCTATTAGTTGTTTATGATGGTAATTTAATTTATAACATTTTGATATCAAATATATTATACATTCACATCTAAATATCAGGATATGAGAACAAAAACAGAAAAAGCAATCAATTTATTCGAGTCCGGGTGCCTGAAAGAAGCGTTATCCATCTTCCGCACCTTCCGCATCGGATTCACCAAAGAAGAACTCAGAACACTGCAAATTGCAAGTGAAAGTCTTGCCGGAAATGAGAACTTCTACCAACAGATAGGAATCGACACAGATTCCATGATAAGCAAATCGGTTGAAATAATCACAGAAAAGTATTTGAGCAATGAAAAAGTTTAGTGTAAAATAGGGCGTAAAGCTTGTTACATTATAACTAATTAGTTATATTTGCATCATGGAATCAATAGAAACTAAAACCACTGATATAAGAACCATATACAAGACAGAGGAATTTGAAGAGTTCTACAATGATCTAAATGCAAGGGTAAAGGATAAGTTCGAGTATACATTTGAACTTGTACAAACGGTGTATGCCTTGCCTGTAAAGTATATAAAGCATTTGGATGGAACAGACTTATATGAAATGCGTGTGTCAGTCGGCTCTAATGAGTACAGAACTGTGTTATTTGCAATTGACAACAGCAATGTCATTTTAGCAACAAAAATAATCCTGCTTAACGGATTTTTAAAGAAATCTACAAAGGATTACAATAAGCAAATAGCCAAAGCAATACGAATTTTAAAAGATTTAGCATTATGATACAGTTAGATGAAAAGAAGTTGGCAAGACTCAGAACAACCAACCAGCAACTTAATGAGAAATATGGGGAACATGGTACAGATACTCGTGAGAAGTTCAATGAGAAGTCGATGGCATGGTATTATGGTGATATACTTCGTGAACGCCGCAAGGAGCTAAAATTGACCCAGAAGCAGTTGGCGCAGAAAATTGGTAAGGAGCAAAGTTATATCGCCCGTGTGGAAAAAGGGGAAGTAGATATCCAGTTATCAAGTTTTTTCCGCATTGCGCGTGCGTTGGGTATCGAGTTTACGCCTACATTTGTTTGAAGTTAATTTTATATTCATAGAACATTTGCTTGCATTAAGGCAGAATGGAGAAGTCCGTTCTGCCTTTTTCGTTTCTGCAAGTAAAAGTTAAATCTTTGTCTTTCAGTATTTTACGATGAAAATAAAAGATATAAACCATTGTAAATCAATTATTTATTTGTATCTTTACAATATCAAAATAACACCTATTAATAACAAGTAAAAGTAAAGAGCAATGAAAACAGAAGAACTTATCAGATACTACAAAGCAAACATTGAAGCTATTGAAAAAGGATTGAACAACGACTCTCTTTCAGCAGATAAAAAATTCAGATTGGGATATACACAACAAGCGTTGGACGGATATAAGTCTGCTTTACAAGAACTTCTTGGAAATAATAACGACTAATAATAGAAGAGAGCAAATGAGCAAAGTAACAGAACTAACAAAAGAGTTTCAAAGAGTGATGTATTCCACTACATATTCATTTGAGATTGATACCGAAGATTATGTTTTCGGATTCAAAAACACAATAAAGAAGCGTACAAAAAGTTTAGCCAAGGCAAGCAAGCTAAAAGTGAAGTTAACCAATGATTGTGGTCGGTTCTTGTCAGAAACGGTGAGAGTTGTTGCTGTACGCTTCTACAAAAATGGAGAGCTTACCAAAAAATTGAAAGCAGAAGAGATATCTGCAAAGTATAACGGATAAATCATAGAACTATGAATACTTATTATAAATTCTGTCCAAATGTATTTTTGGCAAAGTGCGATGAAAAGCACGAAAAAGGAGAAGTTATTGAGGTTACAACCAAGTATGGCAAAGAGAATGAAAGCATAGTTTTTAATCTGATTTTCGAGAAAGATGGTTTCTATTATTACTCTATCGTTCGGGCTGACGGATTTAATGTACAGGAATGGGCGAAGCAAAGAGCGGAACGCAGGCATGATTGGGCATCATTGGCTGCACAAAAGAGTAATGAGTATTTCAATCGCTCGAACAAAGATAGAGATTTCCTTTCCTTAGGCGAACCAATCAAAGTCGGACATCATAGTGAAAAGCGGCACAGGAAGATGATAGAAGATTCCTGGAACAATATGGGCAAAAGTGCTGAGCTCAGCGACAAGGCTGCCGAACATGAAAGAGTAGCCAAGTATTGGGAAAAACGTGCTGAAACGATCAATCTTTCAATGCCTGAAAGTATCGATTTCTACGAACATAAGCTGGAACAAGCTAAAGAATTCCATGAAGGTGTGAAGTCCGGCAAATACCCACGAGAACACGCCTACACTCTTACTTATGCCAAGAAAGCCGTAAATGAGGCACAGAAGAATTATGAACTTGCACTAAAGTTGTGGGGAGATGAAGAATAAAGTATACGTTTTGTTTCAAACTGATATTTGGAAAACAAAATCAAGTAGAGTGTGTTTCGGTGTATTTCTTTATGAAAATGCTGCTATTGATGCTGCCAAAGAAAATGGTTTATATACCAATGAAAGTGAAGTTGATATTATAGAATGTGAACTTGGAAAATTTGAGGAATTATGAAAACGATAGTAAAAGTCTATCTGAAAGACGAGCATGGCAATGAAGACTGGTTCGTTACCCCCATTAACCTCCCAGAACAAGAAGCGCACGAAAACTATATAGGTAAACGCTTCAATATAGGAATAGATACAGACCATATGATGAAATGTTGGAAGGTTGAGACCTTGAGAGTAGAAAAATAGTATTTTTGCCCAGTTTTATTTGAAAGACAAATAAAATATTGTATTTTTGAGGCAGAAATAAGAGAAAACAGCTAAATTGAAGGAATGACAGAAATGGGATTGTTAAGTAGCCGCCTGTCAGCGGTGAAAAAGGATGGACGTAAACAGTCTGACAGCGTGGAATATCATCCGATTGCAAGTTCAAGTCTTGCTTCCTTCAATTAGCTAACAAGGGAATTTAGCAAAGTTGGTCTATGCGTCGGACTGAAAATCCGAAGAACAAGGTTCGAATCCTTGAGTTCCCGCAACCCTTAGTAGTAGTCAAGCGAAAACAAGGACAAAAAGGCTTATGTAATTTACGGGGTGATGGAAATTGCCATCTGACACGACTGAAAGAAGCCGAAAAATTGCATGAGTGCTCTTGCGAGTAGCTTGAAAAATGATTGAGTTTGTGTTTAAGCCTGTCGGAAATATGCCCGGCAGGCATTTACGCAGAAAATGTATGAAGTTGTACATAACCTGGAAAATATGGAAGTAACAATAAGGCCTCAAAGAATATCCGACGCAGAACATAGCTGGAGGATGCGTAAGGATAAGGATATATGGAAGTACGCTATTTGCGAAAGCCCCTACTCTCCCCTATCCCTTGAATCAGAAAACAACTTTTATAGAGAACAGTCAGAAAGTGATGAGTGTATACGCTTTGCTGTTCTGGCAGACGGCATATATGTCGGCAATGTTTTCATAGATAGAATAGATGAATCAGCATACGGATTTGGAGAACTTCACACTCATATCCTTAACAAAGCCTTTTGGGGTAAAGGCATAGGCTATGAATGTAACCGGCTTATCCTTGAATATGCTTTCCGCATCGCTAAAATGAATGGGGTTTACCAATATATCAATCCCTGTAATACCGCTGCATGGAAGAATGCCCTGAAACTCGGATTTAATGATATCGGTACTTCCTCTGTCAGGTCTAACGTACATATATTCATTATAAAAAAAGAGCAATGGATAAAAGAATAGAAATTATAGAACTGCCTGTGTCCGAACTTAAGACAGAGTTTGGGAATCCCCGTAAACCATTAAAGAAGAAGGCCAAGGAGAAGCTGAAGGAGTCACTTGACAACCTTGGCGATTTCGGCGTTATCGTCATTGACGAACACAACAATATCATATCCGGACACCAACGTGTTTCCATTCTTATGGAGAATCCTGACACTCAAGTTTTGTGCAAACGCCTTATTGGTTACAGTGAATCAGAATTAAAGGCTATTAATATCAAAGCGAACACCCATGCCGGCGAATGGGATATGGACAAGCTGGCTGAATGGACCGCAGACTTGAAAATCGATTTGAGCCTTGACCTTGAAAATCTGAATGTCAAAGAAACAAAGATCAAGGATATGGAACTGATACGCTATGAAAAATACGATTATGTGATGATTGTATGTCGTAACGAGATAGACCATCTGAATCTGACCCGTGCTCTTGGAATTGACGACAAGAAAGTTCTTGTATCCAGAAACGCCACCAGAGAGCGTAAGATTAAAGCACGTGCCGTATGGTACGATGATATAAAAGCCCAGATTATGCCTAAAAAAGAAAAAGAACAATGAAAAATTTCAATGTACTGCTTACGTGCTGCTCCATCCACGTAAAAGAAATGATAGATTGTTTGAAAAACAATGAAGACGGAGTTGATATAAAAGTATATGTCGCAAATTCCGTTGCGGCCAACCTCCCGCCTGCTGAACTGTCAGACGGTAATTTTGTGGTTCCGCCCATTTCTGCTCCAAATTATGTTGAAACACTCATATCCTTATGCAAGGAATATGATGTTTCAATCATCATGCCTACAGCGACATTGGAGTTGGAAATAATGGCTCGCGCTAAAGATAAGTTTGAGCAAAACGGTATTCTTGTATCTGTTTCTTCTATTGACAGTCTTCTGGTTGCCAACAATAAGATTGCTCTTTATAGTTGTTATGCCGGCTTAATGCCCAAACAGATCATTCCTGAGAGTGTTTCCGATGTGGATGCTTTCGCCTCTATGTTCAAGTACAAAAACAGCTCTATCTGTTGTAAAGTGGACAATCTGTGCGGCGGTAAAGGCTTCGCCGTTGTGGATGACAAGAAGTGCAATGATACCTCTCTATTCAACAAGTTCGGAGAAAACAGATACATATCCTTGCTTGATTTGAAATCCATCGTTGACAATGGTAAAAATAAAGTTATCCTTCAGCAGAGAATCGAAGGACTGGATTACACCGTTAGTGCGCTTGCAGACAAAGGAGTAGTTACTCATATCTGCGGTTATGTCGGCTACATGATGGCTTTCGGCTCCATTATGTATGGAGAAATCCAGTCCAACGACATGGCGTATGATATTGTCAGCAAGATTGTGAGAGAACTTGAACTTGATGGTAATGTGGCTTTTGACTTCATTCTGAAGAAGAGCGGCAAGGTGGTACTGCTTGAAATAAACCCGCGTATCAATGCCTCTCTCCCGTTTGTACGTCATGCAGGTTGCAATATGGTTTATTTGCGATGCAAACAATTACTTGGTTATGAAATTCCATCCACATATGAACTAAATTATGGATTAAAGATGAAAAAGTTCTATGACACCCGGTATTACGTTTAACATATACGTCATGTCATATCAGCGACCTCATAAAATAATGACTAAGAATTGCCTTGAATACTGTACTTATGTCGTTAGGGAAGAAGAAGCTGATGCTTATAGAAATGCCGGCATAGATGATATGCTTGTCATTCCTAAGGATGCCACGCTTGAATGTGGCGGCAAGGTACATAGTTTCATGTCAACGCTATATTGGATAATTGAAAACACACCGGAGGATGTGATATTTGTTGCCGATGATGATATAAAGCGTTTCTGTTATCGACTTGACAATTATACTGCCATCACAGCAGAAAACTACCCTGACTGGAAAGAACGCACATGTGATGAAATACTCCGTATCGGCCAGCTACTTTACGATTTAAATCTTGGGCTTGCTTTTGATAATCCACAAATGGCTTTGTATGTGTATGACAAGGAATTTTGTTTTAAGGGAATGCCCGGTCATGTAAGATGGATAAACAAGAAAGCACTCAAGGCCAGATATGATCTGAAAGACCCGGCGATATCCGATGTTGATATGATGTTACAGGAACTGCTTATGAACAGAGTTGTACTCCTGCCTAAATATTTTCACAGCTACGGTATCCAAGCTTCCAATGAAGGAGGAACCACCATTGATTCCAGAAAGAACTACGAATATAGATGTGCAATGAAAAATAAATGGGGAAAGTATTATGAATTTGACTTTAGAAAAAATACAGCAAAGATTAATGTCAAGCGATGATTTGAAAACACCTCTATACATTGCAGACAAAAATGACTTCAAACGGAATATCACCGATTTTGTAGCCGCTTTCAGAAAATACTACCCAAACTATAATATCGGGTACAGTTTCAAGACGAATTACTGCAAAGAATTCATCAATGTGGTAAAAGAAATCGGTGGATATGCAGAAGTTGTTTCTCCCAAAGAGTATCAGCTTGCACGGAACTATGGATTTGATGACAGCCGGATTATATACAATGGAGTTATCCCTGATTTGGGCAATAAGATACGATGTGCTAATCATGGTGGAATAGTGAACGTTGATAATGTAGGTGAGCTTGGTTCACTTATCGGAATATACACCTCACCGCTTGCAATTGGAGTGCGTCTAAATTTTGATATTGGGAATGGCATAGTTTCAAGATTTGGAATTGATGTTGATAGCAAAAGTTATCAAGAAATCATAGAACTACAACGAAGAGGATTGATAAAAGTCAAATGTGTTCATTGTCATATTTCTTATGCTCGTGGACTGTCGTATTTCAAGAAGCGTGCCGAAATGATGGCTCGATATGCAAAAGAACTTAGAGCCAATATAGTTGATATTGGCGGCAACATGTTCGGTCGCATGGATGACAGTTTAAAAGCTCAATATGGAGAATATATACCATTGTATGAGGAGTATGCCAAAACTATTGGTGAAGTCTTTGCAAGAGAGTTCCCTGATGGAGAAGTGCAGCTTATCACCGAGAATGGCACACCGATAGTTTCCACTTCCATGTCTCTACTTGCAACCATTATCGGCAAGAAAGTTATCAGAGGAAAAACAATGCTCGTTGTGGATTGCAAGCGTGATGATGTCGGTTTTGTCTGCCATACGAAAAATCCACCTTGCAATGTGCTTTCAAACGATAGCGATTACGTCGAACACGCTACCATTTACGGATGTACCTGTATTGAGAATGATATTATCCATCGTGATTATTCCGGTCCAACTAATATTGGTGATAAGATTCTTATTTCTAATGTTGGAGCTTATGGTTGTAATGTTGCCAATGACTTTATAACACATAAACCAAAATGTATTTGCATTGATGATATATAAGCCGTTAATCATTGTTTAACTCATTGTTAATCAGATGTTTAAATTTTAATATCTCACTATAAATCAGTATCTTAGCATTATAAAAGAAAAGCAAAGTAATAATTTAAAATAAGAGATAGACAATGAAAGCAACAAAGTACATTAATTCAAAAGGTTTGCCAAAAGGTGCATTTATTTACAAAATAAAGAAAGATGGAACGAAATCTGCTCGCCCTACATTTCATCAGTTTTGTGGAACTGAAAAAACGGCAGAGGAAATGATAGCAAGATTGATTAAATTGAATCCAAATTCAAAATTTGAAATCGCATAATAGATTGAGATATGGCAAATGCACTATACACAAAAAACGGTCACAATATGTTTGAGGTTTCATCCCTCATTCAGAAGGCAATACGCAGGAGCAACAAAGACTATGCCTGCTATGCTGCTAACGAGTTGGCACCACGATTTAGAAAATATCTGTGGAAGCGATTACTCTGTGTTTCAGCAGAGGATTGTTATGACCTTGTTACGAATAAGATTGTAGCACTCAAACAGGCTGATGACGCACAAAGCTGGCAGGACAAATCACCTCTATTCATTGAAAAGGCTCTCGGCATTCTTCTTGCCACAAGAAAGAATCGTGATGCTGATTATTTCGCCTGTAACCTGCTTAATTCAAGAGACAGGATAGAATTGCCAAAGGATGAATATGTCGGAAGTAATGCCGGATGTTACACCAAAAATGGGCATGACATGTTTTTAGTTGCCGGATTATTGGAACGTGCCATAATCGGCAAAGACGATATCAGAGCCGGTTATCTGGCCAATGAGTTAATGGTAAGGTATCGGGAGTTCCTTTGGAAACGGCTTATTATGATAGCAGGTAATCTCAACTATCAGGCTATTACCACTGAAATTGTCGCATTGAAGAAAGCAGACGATATGCAACCCGGTAGTTCACCTAAATCATCCATTTTCGTAGCAAAGGCTGTTACCGTACTTCTGAAAGTTGTAAAATACGGATATTGCGGTTTCTATGCAAATGATTTCCCTTATCCTGTCACATGTTTGAAAGACTATGACAACAGATACATGTCAATACCTGATTATGTATTTGACTGCCATACCCATAAAGGGAAGCAAAGAGGAAAGACCAAAAAAGAATTTATCATTGCCGAACAATCCGCATTAACCCCTTACAAAGAAGGTGAATACGACCAATGTGGTTGGGACAGATTTTTCTATCTGGAGAAGAACGGATTCTATGACAAGGATCATATAACTCCGAGGCCGGATGAGAAAAAAATGAAAGAGATTGAGGACGGATGCGTACAGCAGTCCTTGTTTGATTGAATGTTTTAATTGATAACTAGTGTATATCCGATGCGTCTTTGGTGAAAAGCCGAAGACGTATCGGCATGTAAAGTTATAAAATTATGGGAAAGAAGGAAAGACAAGAATTGTTTTTGAAACATTTCCGTGAAAGTCATGGAATTGTTTCGTATGCCTGCCAGAAAGTAGGTATAACGAGAGCCTGTTATTACAAATGGCTGGACAGTGACCTTAAGTTCAAGGAACGTGCTGAGGAAGTAGAAGAAGAAACCATTGATGTAGTCGAATCTAAATTGCTTTCCGCAATCAATAATGATGATTTAACTGCGATAATCTTTTATCTGAAAACAAAGGGTAAGAAACGTGGTTATGTTGAGCGTGTCGAGCAGGATGTCAATGTCAATCCATTCGAAAGTTTGATAAAAGAATTGCCGGACAAAATAGAAGAATAATGGATCTGAGCGATAAGGCAGCCTTGTATATGCAGGCGTGGAGAGACGATTGGTGCAAGTTCTGTTCCGATGTGCTGAAAGCGCGTTTGGATAAAGAACAGCAGGATATTATTCACTCGGTTCAATACAACCGAATGACCGCAGTAGCCTCCGGAACTGCCCGTGGCAAGGATTTCTGTGCCGCTTGTGCCGCTATGTGCTTTATGTATCTTACTCCACGCTGGGTTAACGGAAGATTGGTAAAGAATACCAAAATTGCAATGACAGCTCCGTCCGGTCGCCAAGTAAAAGATATTATGATACCGGAAGTTTCCAGGCTATTCCGGAATGCTGGTTTCCTGCCTGGACGTTTATTGTCTTCAGGAATCAGAACCAACTACGAAGAATGGTTTCTAACGGGGTTCAAGAGTTCTGATGACAATATGGAAGCATGGTCTGGATTCCATGCCGTAAACACATTGTTTGTTGTTACGGAAGCCTCCGGTATATCAGAAGTTATCTACAATGCCATCGAAGGTAATTTGCAGGGAAATTCCCGTTTGCTAATAGTGTTCAACCCTAACGTGACCACAGGATATGCTGCACGTGCCATGAAGTCTGACCGTTTTGCCAAATTCAGGTTAAGTTCCCTTAATGCTGAGAATGTTGTAAGCAAGAAAATAGTTATTCCTGGTCAAGTTGATTATGAATGGGTGAAAGACAAAGTGGAAAACTGGTGCTCACCTATCCAGCAAGCTGACTTCAACGAAGGTGAAGGGGACTTCAAATGGGAAGACGGTCTATATCGGCCGAATGACTTGTTCCGTGTGAAAGTGCTCGGTATGTTCCCTAAAGTGGCGGAAGATGTGCTTATCCCCTACGAATGGATTGAAATCGCCAACGAGAATTGGAGGAAACTGCAAGAAGATGATTTTGTTCCAAAGAAAAGCTGCAAGATTGGTGTCGATGTTGCCGGCATGGGACGTGATGACAGTGTGCTGTGTCTAAGATATGGCAACTATGTCAGTGAGTTTGAAGCGCACCAGTCTGCTGGAACGGCAGACCACATGCACGTAGCCGGAATGATAACCAGATATCTTGACAAGAAGGGTGCGAAAGCATTTATTGATACTATCGGCGAAGGAGCAGGAGTGTTATCTCGGTTGCAGGAACTTGGGTACCCAAATGTGTATTCTTGTAAGTTCTCCGAGAGTGCACGTGGGCTGCATGATATAACAGGCGAATACACCTTCGCCAACATGAGGGCTTATCTGTTTTGGGCGGTACGTGACTGGCTTAATCCCAAAAATGGGTTTGGTGCCGCTCTCCCACCCTGTGATAAACTTATGGAAGAAGCAACGGAAACACATTGGGGATTTATGAGTAATGGCAGTATCATCATAGAAAAGAAAGAGGAGATTAAAAAACGTATCAAACGTTCTCCTGACTGGTTCGATTCCCTCGCCAATACATTCTTTCCGTGGGATTACTTGGCTGTCAGTGATGAAGATATTCTACGAAATATGTTGTAAGTTGCATAAATTGAAATACAGGAATTATGAAACAGCAAGATTTAAACCGTATGGCAATATTCTTAGGGCATAAATTGCCCATTCCGCAGGAAGAACATATTGCCGATACTATCAATAAGATAGAAGCGATATTGCAGAAAAAGAAAATAAACAAGTTTGTTAATGCTTCTGCCAAAGAAGGATATACTAAAGCATTGGAGATTCTTAAAAATAACGATGTCACTTTTAATAGATATGATGAACTAAAAACCATTCAGTCAAAATCTATTGCTGCCATCACCGTAGATTATTTGAGAGGAGAATGTGCACAAGAAATCCTTTGCAATATTCCTCTGAAATAGTTTTATTTTATTTGTTTTTCAAATAAAATAATTATATTTGCGACATAGCATTTGGTGCTAACGTGCTCCTTCACGTTACCGGGTAGTGCGTATTGTATTATCCGGTTTCTTTTTGGAGCAGTATTATGTGTAACTAACCACCGTATGAAGGAGTACGGAACTACATTATGAACACAATTAAAATTTTTGAGAATGAGCAATTCGGAAAGGTAAGAATTGCAATGAGTGAGAATAACGAACCTTTCTTTTGCTTAGCAGATGTATGCCAGATTTTGGATTTGATTCCCAGTAAGGTAGCGCAAAGATTAGATAAGGATGTACTTTCAAAGTATCCCCTTGAAACAGCCGGTGGAATCCAACAGGCAAATTTTGTTGATGAGGATGGTTTGTATGATACAATATTGGATAGTCGTAAGCCTGAAGCTAAAAAGTTCCGCAAATGGGTAACAAGCGAAGTGTTGCCATGTATCCGTAAGACAGGTGGCTACATCGCTACCAAAATGGACGACACTCCAGAAGAAATCATGGCACGTGCGCTTATTGTGGCACAAGAAACACTGAAACGAAAAGAACAGCGTCTTATAGAGGCTGAGCGGAAGATCCAAAAAGATGCTCCTAAAGTCCTTTTTGCTGATGCTGTCTCAACTTCACATCGCTCTTGTTTAATTGCTGAACTGGCTAAAATATTACAACAAAATGGGGTGAATATCGGTCAGAACCGTTTGTTTAGCTGGATGCGCGAGAATGGTTATCTTTGTCAAAAGGGTGACTACTACAATCAGCCGACGCAGAAATCTATGAAATTGGGACTTTTTGAGCTGAAGCAAACCACCATCAACAAGCCGGATGGTACCATGCTTGTCACGACCACGACCAAAGTAACCGGCAAAGGACAAGTACATTTCGTGAATAAATTCCTATCCAAATAAAAAACAAGCGGTGCGAAGCTGCACCACACAACAGTATAACAATGGACGAAATTACCACAATCCTTGACAGTACAAGACCTGTTTCTGACATTATCAGTGATTTGAAAGAAAAATCAGTGGATGTGCCGGAATGGAGCAAGTCGCTGAAAGATTACGATCCTTCCAGACATAAAATTGTAACTGATAAATTTTCTCGTAAAGACAAAATAAAATCTGATGGAAGAGTCGAGCCGGCTTCGCGTATTCATCTTGGCCTGGAGAAACTACTTGTGAAACGTATTACGGAATTCGCTTTCGCTATTCCCGTCAGACGTGTCTACCATAATACGGAAGAAAATGAAAAACGTCAGCAGATAACCAAAGCTATTGAAGCAATCTATAAATATGCCCGTATAGATTCTGAAAACATCAGACGTGGCAATGCCTATTTTGCATCCTGTGAAATTTTCACCATCTGGTATGTGGTAGAGAGACCCAACACACTATACGGATTCAACAGCAAGTATAAGCTGAAATGCAAGACATACTCGCCGATGGACGGGGTTAGATTATATCCCTTGTTTGACGAGTGGGGAGACATGATCGCCATGTCCTTCGAATATAAGAAGAAGATAAAGGATAAGGAGGTCCCTTTCTTTGAGACATATACCGCTGACCGTCATTACAAGTGGAAACAACAGGGGGAAGCCAGCTGGATTGCTGTTACAGATCCCGAAAGGATTATCCTCAAAAAGATTCCCGGAGCTTATGCATACAGCCCCGCTCCTATTTTTCATGGACTAGAGCATATCCGTGAGGAAATTGAATACACGCTCTCCCGTAACTCAGACGTGATAGCCTACAATTCCGCACCCTTACTGAAAGTGACAGGCGAACTTGTCGGTGACGAGGACAAGGGAGAGGCCCGCAGATTGTTCCGTCTAAAGAATGGCGGTGACATAGCTTATGTTTCATGGACCCAGGCCATAGAAGCCCTGAAATATCATGTGGATACATTGCTCAAGCTTTTCTTCATGCAGGCCCAGATGCCAGACCTATCTTTCGAAAACATGAAAAGTCTTGGTAACATAGGTTTTGATGCCAGACAAATGATATTGTCTGACGCCCATCTGAAAATCGGGGATGAGTCAGGTGCCTGGATAGAGTTCTTTGAACGGGAGTGTAATGTCATCAAAGAATTTCTGAAAATGATGAATACTTCATGGGCTGATGAGATTGACAATATAGAAGTTGAGCATGTCATTACTCCGTTTATTCAGAATGATGAGGACGCGCTGATTAACAGATGTATGAAAGGGAATGGAGGCAAAGCGATATTCAGCCAGCTTGAATCCATCGAAATGGCAGGTTACTCCAATGATCCCAAAGGAACATTAAACCAGATTCAAAAAGAAGACAAAGCGGACCGACAGGCAAGGATGAACAACTTGTTTGAAGGTGCCGAATAGTAAATAACAAATATAGGAAATATGAAAAATATTGTATTTAAAGAACAAGAAGGCGTATTTGTCGCAGATTTCGCCTCTGAAGGCAATTGTGTAATTCAAATAGACAACGGAAATGTTGAACCGCTAAAAATCTACCGGCACATGCCTGAAATGGAACCAAGTGCCTATGATGCGATTCCACTTCACGGTCCCTATCAGCGGGTAATCGACCTTTGTGTACCTGCCGGGATGATGATTCGCATTGTCAGTACTACCGCTGTTACTGCCGCTAAGATGATTGTATTACCTCAAGCGAGTGGTAATGGCTCATCCGTAACCTGGGCAACCGCCAGCGTTGATGCAAATGTAGGTACACCTTCTGTGGATGTAACAATGAAAGAAGGCAAGCTGAATTTCGCTTTTAAGAACCTCAAAGGGCAGAAAGGAGATACAGGTGTAGTTGGCGCCAAAGGTGATAAAGGTGAACAGGGACAAACTGGGCCCAAAGGAGATAAAGGCGATGCCGGTGCAAAAATCAAATCAATAGCTTTGACTATCAAAGGTACAGTCATTACCGGCACAGCGACTCTGACCGATGACAGCACTGCCTCTATTACCGGTACATATACTCCTGGAGAATAATTAAATTACTACAGATATATGAAAAAGTATATTGGAACAAAACAGATTGAAGCAGAACCTATGACAAGAGGTGATGCGTGGGGAAAACATCTTCTTAGAGAAAAACCGTCAACGGAAAATTTTGATGATGAGGGTTATCATGTCCGTTATGAAGATGGATATGAAAGCTGGAGTCCTAAAGATACGTTTGAAAAGGCGTATAATATTGCCGAAACACCAGTTGACCGTATGCAGATAGAAGCCGAAGAACTCAATGGAAGATATGTAAAGTTGGCCATTTTCATAGATTCAGGGAAAATGGATGAAGTCGTTAATGATATATACAACAAGTGTTTACTGGAAATGCAGTGCTATACTATGTTCGACTATATTCGGCTTCTTGATACTCGCATACAGCGTATGCAAGGATCTGATGGCGCAAAAGTACGAAAGATGAATTTTGGCATGGCTATTATGGCTCTCAAAGCAGGTTATCCAATTCGTAGAAGTGGATGGAACGGGAAAGGATTAATGGTATTCAAACAGGTTCCAGCTCATATAGATAGCGACATTATTCCAAAGATGCAATCTCTTCCGCAATCGGCAAAAGACCTTATTCTGAAAGGTAAGGGATTTATTGACTATACAAGCCAGTGTCTTATCTACAACGAGAACACTGGGCGTGCTGATTCATGGGTTCCGTCTATTAGCGATGTGTTTGCCGATGATTGGGAGATTGTTCAATAGACTATCTGCCACGTGTAGAAAATGTAACGGGTGCGTTGGATGTCTGTAACGTTGGCGCACCTTGCTAAATAAGTAAATAACATGAAAGTACCAATAGATAATATGACTTTCGCTGAAAGCGAATATCTCCGTGGGAACAAGATCTGGAAAGCCCGGACACTTTATGATTTTGCGAAAGCAAAGGAATACCCAGTACGTGATATGCCACTGTGGAATATAGACCTGACTGTTGAGCCATTTGAGTGCAGCCAGCTTCATAGCTTCATCTTTCAATGCAAACGTGTTCGTGATTGTTCTTTAGACTACCCTATTATATTGGATGAAGTAGGACAAATAGCAGATGGGTACCATAGATTATGCAAGGCTATTTTAGAAGGTAGAAAAACGATCAAGGCTATCAGACTGCTGGAGATGCCCGCCCCTGACAGGATTGAGGAATAAACATCATGGCAAAAAAGACGACACCTTCCAACATGTCCTCATACCGTTGCAGGGATTGTGCACATTCATATGACCGGCACGAGAAGAACTTGAAAGGTGAGTTCTTCATGTGCCGTTGCCCGTTTTTTACTTCCAGTCGCTTTCTTAATCGTGACGTATGTGACAAGTTCAAGACAAAAATGAGCCAATCTTAAAAATAGAACAACCTTTTTTGTCTTATCCCCGTATTTTTTTGACTATCTCAGAAAACAGATTAAAAACAGACCAATATGTCAAAGCCTAAGATCCCGAATCAGAAAAAGAAATATCAGGAACTCAACAGCCGGCTAAACAGATATGTTGCCCTTGTTGAGCAGATATACGATACTCTTAATCTGGAAGCCGCAAAGATTGCATTGAATACTGAATATGATGCCGACATTGGTACTGTCTTCAAGTTTTCTGACTATCCGCAAACCAAGAAGTCTATTGCGGACATTCAAGCTCAGTTCGTAGATGATATTCGGTCTGTTATCTATCGTGGTACTTCTGATGAGTGGAAGAATAGCAATGAGGTACAAGATTTGATGGCTGACAAGGTTCTGAAAGCCTATACCGCCACTATTGATAAAGAAAAGTACAAAGTTCTCTATCAAACCAATTCTGATGCTTTGAAAGCATTTCAGAACCGCAGGGACAGAGGGTTTGATGTATCGGCTAAACTCTGGCAACAGTCCACCGTTTACAAGGAGGAACTGGAAGCCGCCATCTCCTGTGCTATTCAGAAAGGAACAAGTGCCGTTGCCCTAAGCAAGCAAATATCCAAACACCTCCTTGATTTTCCATCGCTCCAAAAAGACTACAAAGAGAAGTACGGAAGTGCAGAACATCTAAAAGATTGTGAATACCGTTCTATCCGGTTGGCTCGGTCTGAAATCAATATGGCTTACCGGACCGCCGAAAATGAGCGTTGGAAGCAAATGGACTTTGTGGTAGGTTATGAAATCAAACGCTCCGGAAGAGAGTTTCCTTGCACTGTATGCGAATCCCTTGCCGGGAAATATCCCAAGGATTTTACTTGGGTTGGTTGGCACCCGAATTGTTATTCCGATGACAGCGAAGTGCTTACAAACAGAGGGTGGAAACTGTTTAAAGATGTATTTGATGATGATTTGATATTGTCATTGAATCCTACTAACAGAACACCTGAGTGGGTAGAGTTTACGGATAGGCAGTGTTACCGATATAATGGTGACATGATACACTTTTTCAATAAATCATTGGACTGTTTGGTCACACCGGAACATAATATGGTTTATTTAAACAAGAATGATGGCAGGATAAAGAACTGCCAAGCTAAAGAGTACACAAAGGGGAAAGGGGCTTTTTATAGAGGATGCGAATATGAGTCGGAAGATGTTGCATTTTATGAGATAGACGACATCAGAATACCATTTGACCTGTTTTGTGAGTTTATGGGGTATTGGCTTTCAGGCGGGAGTACAATGGGAAACGCCGGGGTTGTTATCTCCCAACAAGAAGGTGAGCCTGCACGGGACAGAATTGTAAACTGCGTGAAGCGTATCGGATTTGAGCCACATTTAGACAAGCAAAAAGTTGCATTTTATAGTACTCCAATAAGGAATTATCTGAAAATATTCGGCAAGTGTTCCCATAAATTTATACCGTCTGCGATAAAGAATGCATCTGTCAGACAGATCAGAATATTTCTTAATGCCTTTATGCTTTGTGATGGATACAGGCGACCATGCAAATCTTTTGTAGGTAATCATGGAACAGAGTTTAAGTCAGACAAGGATGAAATCCTCTATTTTACCGTATCTGAACGTATGGCAGGGGATTTGTCTGAGCTTATTCTGAAATCCGGGAATCGTCCGTCCTTTTCAGTGAACAAGGCTGGAGTGTCGCACAAAAGCAACGGAAGTATCATAACTTCAAACTACGATTGTTATTCAATCCGTGAATGCTATTCCGTCACGGCGACAGTGTTCCATAAAGAGATTCAGCATTACGATGGGTTTGTATATGACCTTACTCTGGAGAAAAACCATATCATGTATATCCGTCGCAATGGGAAATGCTTTTGGGGGTCTAATTGCAGATGCTATAAAATTCCTATCCTCAAAACAGAAGAAGAATTTTGGGAATGGGACGGACGTAGTGAAGCAAGTACTGAAAGTGTGAACGAAGTGAAAGATGTGCCGAATAGTTTCAAGGTCTGGATAAACGATAATATTCATCGAGCTAAAAGCTGGGATAACTCCCCTTATTTCATTCGGGATAATGGGAAGTATATCCGTGAAGATTTCAAGGTAAATGTCTATAACAAGACAGAGAAAGCATTTGTGCGGAAACGTAGGACTAATCTTGCCATGAGCCGTGTGGAATATTACAACCAGACTTATCCCAATATCCCGGAAGTACAGCAGGCTGCTGTAAATGCCTACACACAGGCTGTAGGAGAAACCAACAAAGGAGCCACCAGCCGTGAAATTAACCGCAGGCTTCGCAATGGTACTGACGATGAGTATGTGGATGTGGCAAGTACATTGATAAGTCAGGCTCTTGCCAAACTCCCCAAGCATGAAGGAATTGTATATCGTGGTGAAACCATGAGTATGAAGAAACTACAAGAACGTTTTCTTAACCATATCGGAGAGGTTGTTTCGGATAAAGGTTTTGTGTCTTCCAGCCTGTATGAAGATACTCCAAGAAAGTTTGTTTCCCATGCCGGAGTACCTAAAAGCCATAAAAGGGTTATCTTTGAAATTCAGAGTAAAAATGGGCGAAATATTAGTAAAATATCGGAATTTAATGGTATCTTTACATTAGAAAACCAACATGAAATTATGTTCGATAGGCGGACGAAATTCTTGGTTAAAAAACGCAGAATAGAGGAAGATGGTATTTACAGAATTATTTTGATAGAGCAATGAAAAAGCAGAAGAAATACGAAATAATAAGTGAAACTGATAAAGTCGTTACTTTTAAGTATGATGGTGCAGAATGCAGCTATGCAAAAGCTTGCTACTCTTCCATAGATGAAGTTATCAAAGAAATAGATGAAGAAAGGGTAAGAGAAAAGGAAGTAGACAAGCGTATCGCTTCCCAACGTGACACTATGACACCCGAAGAACGTGAGCGTCAGGATGAAGCCGACCGCGTGGTCTTTGAGCGTTGGCAGGATGAAGCTAACACCAATCTCTATTTGACCGGAGTGGTTGATGAAGATGAAGACCCGGATTTCAACCCGTTCAGAAAAAACAATGATTAGCCTTTGATTTTATCGTAAAAAAATTACGGAACTATCAAAATAATACGTATCTTTGCTATTGAATCAAGTTAAAATCAATATGCTAACAAAATTTGCAGTAACAAATTATAGAGGATTTGCCAATCGTATTGAGTGGGATTTATCCAATCCTGCCAATTATGAGTTTAACAGATCTGTGATTAAAGATGGTGTCATAAAGAATGGTATCATATATGGTCCAAATGGATCAGGCAAGACGAATTTTAGTTTGGCTATATTCGATATAGAGAATCATTTATCTCCGAAATGGAAGAAAATAGATTACTATGTGAATTTCATTTATGCAGGTAACAATGATGGAGTCGTCAAATTTGAATACACATTCAAATTTGACAATGACACAATAGATTACATATATGCCAAGAATGCTGCCGGAGTACTGGTAGAGGAAAGCTTTTTTGTAAATAGGATGAACATTTTTGAACGGAAGAATAATTTATTTCGTATTGACAAGCAACAGTTCCCTATGGACGAAAGTATAGAAAAGAACTTTCAGAGCAATGCCAACAATGTGTCTGTAATCAACTTCCTGCTTACATCTTATCCACTCAATTCAGAACATTATCTGATCAAACTCAACAGGTTTGTCAACTCCATGCTTTGGTTCAGGAATCTTGATGTCCGTGAATTTATTGGACTTGAAACAAATATAATAATGTTGGATGAGTTTATCATCACAAACAATCTACTTGATGATTTCTCCGATTTTTTACATAAAGTAAGCGGTCAGACTTTCCAGTTTATTGCACATAATATTACGGATAAGCAGATTCTTTGCCAAATAGATAAAAATGAAGTTCCATTTAGACTAGTAGCATCAACAGGTACACAGTCGTTACAATTATTGTATTTTTGGCTGAAACGTATGGATGAAGCCTCGTTTGTCTTTATAGATGAGTTTGATGCTTTCTATCATTTTCGCTTAGCTTTTGAGGTGTGCAGGCGGTTGTTTGCATTGGATTGTCAGATTTTCACATCGTCACATAACACATATTTGATGACGAATGACTTATTACGTCCAGACTGCAATTTTATACTAAACAATAACAAAATTAAGTGTTTGGCTGATTGTACGGACAAAGAATTGCGTTTTGGTCATAACATCGAAAAAATTTATCGCGCAGGAGCTTTTTATGATGAATAAGGAAAAAACGCTTTTTATCTTTGAGGGAGTTAAAACAGAAAGTAAACTCATAGAGAAATTAGAGCATAATTTCTTGGGCAAAACGAATTCCATAAAATGTGTATTTGATGCCGAGATATACCAATTATATCGTGCCATAAAAGAAGAAAAAGAGTTTTCAATAGATATAGTTTCCTTATTAAAAGAACGTACAGCAGAGAACGCTAAAATTCTAGAAAATTACACTCGAGACAGTTTTGCCTATATATATTTGTTTTTTGACTATGATGCTCATTCTACGTTGGCAGATGACAATAAAATAAAAGAAATGCTTTCTCTCTTCAATGACGAAACTGAAGAAGGAATGCTTTACATCAGTTATCCAATGGTGGAAGCCATACGACATTTCAAGGATTTAGAAAGCTTTAAGTCTTTGACAGTAAAATGCAAACGTAAGAATTGTCCATATAAAGAAGAATGTCATAACAAGGAAGAATGCTTGAAAGAACCTCATTACAAAAGTGTCGCTGCATCAGATAGCAGACCACAATTATCAAATGTAAATTCATATACAAAAACAGTTTGGCAAGAACTGATTACTGCCCATTTATGCAAAGCTAATGCTCTTGTCAATGATGCTTTTACTATGCCTACTTCTTTGATATCGCAGGAAGCTATCTTTTCAAAACAATTAGAAAAACACATTTGTCATAAATGCCCCGAAGTTGCAGTATTAAGCGCATTTCCTCTTTATGTACTGGATTATTTTGGATGCGAAAGAACCATCACGAAGTTAAACTCTTAATCAAAAATTTTGTTCTAATCTTTCAATCATTTTACTTATGATGAAGCAAAACGCTTATTCAGGATTTTGGGTTAGGATCATTTATTGAATATCCCTAAAGGACTTGGACACGATGTAGCTTTTAAGGCTTAACATTTAAATCAACGCTTCTAATTAATATTAATATTGGAGGCGTTTTTTTTACTTCGCTTCGTATTACGTTTTTTCACTTGTTATAACGATATCTCATAGAAATTCAGTATATTTGTTACTATATCATCATGCACCGAATAGATGATACGATGTTCAGAATTAATCCGCCGCGACCAATATCCGGCTAATTCATATTTTAATGGCTCCGGCTTGCCGATTCCTGTATATGGGTACTCCGCGATATCTTTCAGCAAATCGGTTATCTTTTTCATGATAGCCTTATTACCTGATTTCTTCCAATATTCACGGTCTTTTTCCGCCTGTTCAAGGAAGATTTAAAACCAATCATGTCCACTTCAAAAATAATATTCGATGCAGCAGTTTCCGAATTAGAAAACTTTGGCACAACATCTTGACGGACTATTTTCCCAATCTCATCAGCCAAATCACCTGCTATTTGTTTGCAAATCTCGAAGTTTTTTACGAATATTGTATATTAATCATATATCATCATTTTATCCCATAAAATCCATAACAAACAATTTAATTAACTGCCGCTAAGTTAAAGACTCAGTGGTGTCCAAAAAACCTTGGTGATAGCTTGGCATTTCCTGCCATATAACCAGCGAACATACTAAAAAGATACACTAATTATCATAAAAAAGCGATTAATTTATTTGATATTCAAATAAATTAGTATATTTGCATATGAATAGCGTATGGAGATGTACGCCACGTTGTGACCCGTTTCATTATAGCACAACAGGACATGAAAGCTCATTGCTCTAAGAGTGTTTTTAAGTTCTACGGAAATAGTCTGCTGGCATACATTTACCGTGCAGACTATTTTATCTAATAACTTAAAATTCATTCTACAATGGACAGAAGACAACAAGTTTTTGTAAAGTTGAAACTTAAAGCGAAGGCGTTAGGGTTCAACTCAAAGGAATTAAAGGGTATCGCCGCCAAGATTGCCGATAACCTTGAATCCCAAGAAGATGCCTCCGAAGAGGATGTAAACGCAGAGATTGACGAAAAGATCGAAGCGGTTCTCCCCTACCTCACTTTCGGCCAGTCGCAAGCCAACCGTCTGCTTGACGAATGGAAGAAAAACCACCCCGAAGCGGAACCGGACGATGAACCGAATGACAACTTTCCGGATGATACTCCGAAACCAGCTTCAAAGAAGAAACCCCAAGACAAAGAGGAAAACAAGGACGAAGAGCCTGCATGGTTCAAAGCTTACAGAGAACAACAGGATGCCCGATTTGCTGCATTGGAGGGAGAGAAGACCAGCTCCTTGCGCAAAAGCAAACTTGAAAGTCTCTTGAAAGATACAGGCACATTCGGCAACCGCACATTAAAAAGCTTCTCTAAAATGAACTTTGAGAATGACGAGGAGTTCGAACAGTTTCTATCTGAAGTCGAAGAGGATTTAAAGGCTTACAACCAGGAACGTGCCGATGCCGGCCTCTCCACATTGGGAACGCCGCCTGCGGCAGGAACAGGAAAGCCTGATAAAGAAATTGAATTATTAACGGATGCAGAAATTGACAGTATTGTCAATAACTTCTAACCGCATCAAAAAAAGTAAAGGACAATGCCAGGAACAGTAAATTTGTCAAACGAGCTTGAATCGTTTGAGACCGGAATGGATTCAGTGGTTATCCGTCGCAAAGGTGGAAGAATTATCGGTGGCCGCTCTCTGAACATGGAAGGCTTCAATGAAAAATATGTAAAAGCCGGACATATTATCATCCACAGTACAAATGATGAATATGACTACAAGCCCATGCCCGTGTCAGATAATGCGTATTCCTCACTTCCTGAGAATTACGAATATGCTGGAATATGGGTGCGCACGACACCTGCAAGTGATGCAAGAGGAGCCATCCAATATGACGGAGAGATCAACGACAAGGCCCTGCCCTACCCTATTGACAGTATCAAAGCTGCCTTGAAGACCGCACTGCCTTCATTATATTTCATGCACGATTAAAAATAAAGGAGGAAAAATAAAATGATTGCATCACAATTTGCAGATTTATCCAAGCGTATTTTCCCGAAGTTACAGAATATCGTGGAAAAAGAGAGAGGCGAGCGCAATGGTGCAAAAAAACGCACTTACTTGCATAAGACCATGTTACGTAAAGTATATTCCGCTGACCAGAAATGGACCAGCGCATCTATCGATACCACATACGTAAGAGCGGACACCGTTTCCATGAACTCTCCGCTTCCCATCAAGAAGCGTGATTCACTGGCCCATGCCAGCGGCACACTGCCCAAACAGGGTATCTCCCGTGTAATGGAAGAATCCGACATCAATACCATCAACATCATGAAGGCCCAGGGTGCAAAATGGACACAAATAGCATCCAAACTGACGGAAGACCCTTTGTTCTGCTCCATCGGGCTGGACGAATCCAATGAGGCGAATTTTCTGACAGCCTTATGCGAGGGGGTTGTAGCGGTTGAGGATCTGACCAATGTCGGAACAGCACTGCGTGTCAATTTCGGTTACCTGCCGAAAAACGGATTTGGTGTGACCACTCCCGGCGAGATAACCTTGGATGACATAGAACGTGTGCTCGCCGCAGCTGACGGAGACGGCAATTCCATATCAGTCATCTGTATCGCCCTGTCAACCTACAAAAAACTGCGCCAGACACAAGGAGCCAAAGAACTCGCCGCCACATACAGAGGGCAGATTTTCGACAGTGATACCTCGCTGCCCACTCCTACCTCATCATTGTTTGACGAGGCTTTCGCCGACCAATATAACGGTGTCAGATTCCTGAAGATTGACCGTTCGATCATTTATGAGAAAAACGGTGTACGCAAGGCTTACAAACCGTGGAACGCAAACCGCTTGGTTTATCTGACTACCGAAAATGTCGGCAGTTTGGTCTGGGGGACATTAGCAGAAAAGACAAGCCCGGTGGAAGGAGTGGTTTATACCACAGTTGATGAGATGAAACTTATCAGCCGTTTCAGAACCGCTAACCCTTTGGTGGAAACTACCGCAGGACAGATGCTTGCGCTTACCGTGATTGAAGGAGTAGACCAGATTTATTATCAGGATATCACCGATGCACAAACTGTTGACGCAGAAAAGGAGGCCCAAGATTCAACAGATGTGAAAGTCACCATCTGGGGACATACCTACAAAAAAACGGAGTTCGTTCAGGAGCTTAACAAGATAACCGGTGGCAAGCTGACTGCGAAATCTGCCGATGAAAAGATCATCGCCCGTGTCAACGAACTGAACGATGAAGATGAAGCCACTTTAAAAGCCACAGTGGAATCACACAAGTCTGAATAATGTATGAAAACTGTCCTGCAAGCATTGAAAGATGAAGTCCACTACAAATTAAGTAGTGGCTTCTTTGAAAACCGTTTGCTTGAAAGAAGTCTGGACGGAAATGAAATATGCACCATCGACATTCTTAAAAGCAAACCGTTCAAAGGTGCTGTGGCCGACTGTCTCATGAGCCTGATTCAGATGCCCAACTTTACAGAAGGAGATGTTTCCTTAAGTCTATCTGACAAGGATAATATACTGACGTTAGCCAACGGCATCTATAATTCAATAGGCGAAACAGAAAAAAACATTGGTGAACCGATAGTCTATATAGGAAAATAATCATGATACTTGATGATAGACCACATAAGCTGCAATATCTTATTACCACTCCCGGTTACGAAGACAAGAACGGCGATTACCACCAGGGTGAAAGCCGATGGGAAGGTGATATCCCATGCCGGAATGTTCCGGCCGGAAAAGCTGAACAAAAGCAATTTGAGGACGGAGCAGTCCGTACCTATTCAGCCACGATACGTCTTGATGCTGAATGCCGGGAATTTACTGTTGGAGATCATGTGAAGTTATTCCTGTCAGGAGATATCGTTAGAGAATGTGAGGTCAAAGGGTTTCATCGTTATCAACTATATGCGAAACTATGGGTATAAAAATGACGACACCTGCAAGTCGGATAGACACCCTTATCAATAAGGAAAAAGAACGTGTTGAAATGTTAACTGTCCGCGCCCTCTCCTACCTTGGAGAATTGTGTGTGATCGAAGCAAGGAACAGACCGCAGGAGATAAGCTGGTATGACCGGTCAGGAAACTTACGCAGTTCGATTGGCTATGCCATTATCCACAACGGAAAAATACTTGAATACTCAGATTTCACACAAGTACGACAAGGTAATGAGGGAGTCAGGAAAGGCAAGGCACTTATTGAGGAATTGTCTAAAAAATTCGCGAATGGCTACGCACTTGTTGTAGTAGCCGGAATGAACTATGCTGAATTTGTGGAAGCAATGGAAAATAAGAATGTACTTGCATCCGCCGAACTGTTTGCAAGAAAGGAACTACCGGGAATGATGAGTAAACTGAAAAAGCAACTTGCATCATGATGAAGTCTGATATTGAAATCAAAGATGATATTTACAAACACATCAAAGGTTCCCTTTTGGAAAAAGTCGTGAACGGAAAACTTTGCAAGGCATCAAAAAGACCATCCAACTCTGACAGGGAGGATATAGTCATATCAATCCTTGAAAATGGAAGCGGACAGATACAGGAAGCTTTCGTGAATGTGAACATTTATGTAAAGGACAATATCCGTAATGGCGAGGCGGAAATGAATGATGCACGCTGTAGAGAACTTTGCAAAGTCGCTATCCAAGTATTGGAAACAGGGCATGGAGAAAGCTACCGCTTCACGCTGAATAAACAAAGGGTGCTTGAAGTGAACGGAAAGAACGAGCACTTCATTAACAATAAACTATTATATTCATTCAATAACGAATAAGATCATGGAATTATCTTGGGGAAAATGTACTATCAAAATTGGAAAGCTGCAAAGCAGCGGAGAAGCTCCTTCATCTTGGATTGATATACCGACACCTGTCGAGAACTCTACAAAATTGACACCTACAAAAGGTGCGAAGAAAGAGGCCAAGATTGAAGGTGGAGAAAACGAGGCTGTCAAGTATGCGGCAAACACCTATACGTTTGAGTTTGAAATCCGGGCTGGCAAAGGCCGTAGAAAACCGGTGGAAGATACAGATGGTGTGATTACAGGTGAATACGCTGTCAAGCTCCAGCCTGAAGACAAAACTGTTGAAGGTATCATAATCGACAGAAGCGTGTTGTCCTTGGAGGATACATACGACACAGATAATGGCACCAAGTGGAAATATACCGCTGACGTATTGAAACCTAAGACCGGCAATCAGGTAAAATTCGAAGTCGTAAATTTTAATGGTGCCGGCAGCCTTCGAGTGATCATCACAGATGATGGCGGAGCCGGCATGTGGAAATTATCTACAGAAACGGACTGGCATCATAGCGGTACTTCAATTACCACAAAAGCCGGTCTTGTGACAATCATATATAAAGATATCGAAGGAAAAACACTGCCTACACAGACATCCGCTACTGTTAAAGATGGGGAAACAGTTGAAGTAAACGCGGTGTACACTTCTGCCGGATGATAATTTTCCATTCAGAGAACAGGCAAACGGAAAGACGTCCTTTACAGGTTGGAGGATAAACCTGCATCAAATTTATGATTTATGAATGACAAAGAGCGAAATATTGAGATGGATGTGGCCGACGCCATCATGGAAAGACCTGCCGGCTTTACCGTTGGCAAGCGGTCTTTCTTTATCCATCCCGTCACACTCGGCAAAATGTATCTTTTGGCCAGATTATTTGATTCCCTCGAAATAAGCAAACAGGTTGTTTCCACCAATCCTTATATGGAAGCCATAAGGATCTGCAAAACGAAACGTGATATTGTCTGCCGCATACTCTCCTACTCCACGTTCAACCGGAAGAACGATTTGTTCGACAATAGCAAGGTGGATAAGCGTACAAAATTGTTTTCCCGAACACTCTCTGAGGAGGAACTTGCTACCATACTGGTTCTCATTCTTACAAGTGATAATATGGATACCTTCCTGCGGCATTTCGGAATAGACAAAGAAAATACGGAAAGAAAACGGATAGCCAAAGTAAAAAAGAACAATAGCAGTATCTCATTCGGAGGCAACAGCACCTACGGAACAATGATAGACTTTGCCTGCCAAAGATACGGATGGACTTTTGATTATGTGGTATGGGGCATCAGCTATATCAATCTAAGGATGTTAATGGCTGATGCCATCACGACTGTATATCTGTCCTCTGACGAAATGAAACAACTCGGAATATCTGGTTCAGAAGAAATAATCGATGCCGGGAATCCAAAGAACAGGGAACGTATCAAAGCCCTGCTTGAGGAATGAATCGGAAAAACAGAACAATATTTTCATAATCAGTCAAAAAAATTACGGGGTCTATAATTTTATAACAAGAAAAATAGAACAAATGTCATGTCAATGCACATGATACCCATCAAATCGAAAAGACTATGGCTGGATTGCATTTTGATATAACTGGGGATAACTCCAACTTTTTACGCAAGCTAGAAGAAGCACGCAACGGAGTACGCAACACATCAAGACAAATTGAAGAAAGCGGGCTGAGTATTGAGAAGATATTCGGAAGACTGACCACGGCCGCAGCCACTTTCGGAATCAGTCTTGGAGCACAGCAGCTCATCAGTGACATAGCTCGTGTACGCGGCGAGTTCCAGCAGCTTGAAGTGGCATTCCAGACAATGCTTGGAAACAAGGAACAGGCGGACACACTAATGTCCCAACTGGTACGTACCGCCGCCATCACTCCATTTAACCTTCAGGATGTAGCCAATGGTGCGAAACAACTGTTAGCCTATGGTACGGAGGCTAAAGATGTGAATGATACGCTTGTCCGGCTTGGGGATATCGCGGCAGGACTATCCATCCCTTTGAACGATCTGGTCTGGCTGTATGGTACCACCATGACACAAGAAAGGCTCTTCACACAGGACCTACGTCAGTTTATGGGACGTGGAATTCCATTGGCCGATGAACTTGCCAAACAATTCGGAGTAACCAAAGACAAGGTAGGCGAACTTGTGACAGCAGGAAAAGTAGGATTCCCCGAAGTGCAGAAGGCCATTGAATCCATGACCAATGAAGGCGGCAAATTCGGCGGTCTGATGGAAGCACAATCCAAAACCATTACCGGACAAATAAGCAATATCGAAGATGCAATTGACACCATGTTCAATAAAATCGGAAAGCAAAACGAGGGTGTCATCAACAAGACCTTGTCCGGCATGTCTTACCTGGTGGAGAACTATGAGAAGGTAGGTCGGTTATTGACCGGACTTGTTGCTACATACGGTTCATACAGGGTTGCAGTCATGACCGTAACAGCCATTCAGTCGCTTCAAACCTCCGGCATAGCTGCCCAGACTGTAGCGGAACGTGCCCACTACGGATGGCTGGTCTTGCAGACAACAGCACAAAAAGCGTTGAACGCTGTCATGCTTACTAATCCGTATGTGTTATTGGCAACGGCAGTTGTAGGGCTTGGAGCTGCCATGTGGGCATTATCCGACAGCACAACATCTGCTGAACGTGCTTTGGACTCGTACAACAAGAAAATAGAAAAACTAGACACGGACGAAGAAGATCGGAAACGTACTTTGGAAGGTCTTGTTAGCACCATTAATAGCGAGGTGGAAGCCGAGACCACTAAACTTAAAGCCTTAAAAGACATTGAGAAACTATATCCTGTACTTTTTAAGAAGTATGTCGATGAGAAAGGTCATATACATGACTTGACTGGGTTTTGGAAGGCATATAATGAAGAGGTTTCAAAATCCAGAACACAGTCAAAACAGGCTATAGTCGAATCTTTGGAACAACAAATAAAAAGTGCAGAATGGGCTTATAATCTGGCAAGGAAAGAGAACAACCGTTCCGAAATGAAGGTTCAGGCACAGCGTATCGAAGACCTGAAGAATGAATTGGTAAACGCAAGAAAAGATGTCTTGTCAGAAATCAATACCCAATTGGAAGTTGAGAACAGACAGGAAACACAAGAAACTACATATCAAGAGGATTTGGCAAATGCTAAAGTCGAATGGGAGAAAGCGAAAAAAGGGTATGAGGCCTTAATCAAAGATCAGACGGCTACATCGAAACAGGTGAAAGAAGCCAAAGATAAGATGGAGGCATCCGAAAAGACATACAAGGAGCTGGGCGGAGTAACCGGAAGCGCACTGACCAGACAGGAAAATCTAGCAAAAAAGCAAAAAGAAAATCAGGAAAAGCTAGACGGGCAACTTCTTTCACTTCACCGTCAGAACCAACAGGATGAAATCAACCTGATGGGAGAAGGCACGGAAAAGAAGTTGAAACAGATTGACCTTGATTATCAGAAACAGATTGATGCGATAAGAAAACAGGAGGAAGAATGGAGCAAAGCCGGTAACGGTAAGCTGACCGACAAGCAGGCACAGAAAATTTCAGAAGCTTATACCAATGCCGAAAGTATGAGAGATAAAGATATTTCCGATGTAACTGAAGGACAGCTGAAAGCCGAACAACAGGCTTTGAACGACTACTTGAAAGAATATGGCACGTTCCAGCAGCAGAAATTGGCTATCGCCCAAGAGTATGCGGAAAAAATAAGGAAAGCACAGGAAGAAAACGGTGTTAATAGTGCACAAGTAAAGTTACTGGAGAAACAACGTGATGTTGCCATACAGAACAAGGAAACAGAAGCCATAAAAGCCAATATAGATTGGGTTACTGTGTTCGGTGAGTTTGGTTCCATGTTTTCCGACATGATAAAACCCGCCTTGGACGAAGCGAAAAAATATGTACGGACTGACAAGTTCAAGAACTCCGATCAGGCAAGCCAGAAATCATTGATTGACGCCATCAGCCAGATGGAAAAATCTTTGGGTGGTACAAGTGGAGTCAACTTCAAGAAACTTGGAGAGGATGTAAAAGCCTATCAAATAGCAGAACAGAATCGTATCAGTGCCATAGGGATTGAAACAGCTGCTTTGGAAAGACTAAAGAAATCACAGGATGATTACACCAAAGCGCAGAAGGGCGGAACGGAAAGTGAGAAACAAGCCGCAGCAAACGCTCTTGAAACAGCACGGCAGAATGCTGACATTGCATCCGCCAATGTGAAGACACAGACTGATATCGCCAATCAGGCCCAGCGTAATGTGACTGATACTGCCACCATACTGAAAGCAAGCATGGAAAATTTATTGGGAGGCTTGCAGCAGATTTCATCCGGTGGATTGTATAACGCATATAGCGGAATTATCAAAACCGTGAACGGATTCAAGGATGTCATAGGAAAAACGTCAGAATCTCTTAAGGAGGTCCCCATTGTCGGATGGATTCTGTCCATCATTGACGTACTCAAAGACGGATTAAGTGATCTTGTCGGTGGTCTGCTTGATGCTGTTCTGAACGCTGTCAGTGGAATTATCGGTGATGTCTTGTCAGGGGATTTGTTTGTCACAATCGGCAAGTCATTGAGGAACGGCATAGGAAACATCCTGAACGCAATCTCATTCGGAGGCTTCAACTCCTTGTTTGGAATAGGTGGGAACGCCAAGGAAGTACAGGAAACGATAGACAGGCTGACGGACAGGAATGGAACTTTGCAAACGGCCATCGAGGATCTGACTGACGAGATGAAGGCAAGCAAGGGAATGAAATCGGTTGAATCTTACAGGGAAGCTGTAAAGTATCAGGAGGAAGTCAATAAAAACTATCTGCAAATAGCAAAGGAGCAAGCCGGATATCATAAGAGCCACGGCAGCTGGCAGCATTATCTGAAATGGACGGATGAAATGCTGGAACACGCAAGAAAAGCTACCGGCATGCAGGATTTCTCCGGCACCGATTCCTTGTGGAATCTGACCCCCGAACAGATGAAGGCTCTACGGTCGGACGTATGGTTACGGGATATCATGGAATCTTCCGGTAAGGGAGGTTACGGTGAGCGTGTTACCGACAAGCTGGATGATTATATAGAGCAGGCAGGAAAACTGGAAGAACTGACCGACAGTCTTTATGAGGGCCTGATCGGAATGTCATTCGATTCCATGTATGACAGTTTTATAAGCAGTCTGATGGATATGGAGAAGAGTGCGGAGGATTTTGCTGATGACATATCCAAATATTTCATGCAGGCGATGCTGTCAAATGCCATCGGTGAACAGTTTAGTGACAAACTGAGGACATGGTATGATAAATTCGGTGAAGCCATGAAGGATGATGGTACGCTTGACAATAATGAGCGTAAGGAGCTGATGGATGAATACATGGGTTATGTGGACGAAGCCATGAAGCTCCGTGACGAGCTTGCCGCAGCAACCGGATATGACAAGATTTCGCAAGAATCAACATCCCAGTCAGCTTCATCCAAAGGTTTTCAGGCAATGAGTCAAGATACTGGCGAAGAGTTGAACGGTAGGTTTACAGCATTGCAGATTGCAGGAGAAGAAATAAAAAATGCCATGCTGAATACGCTGGCGGTGGCACAAGCCATATCCTCATTTGCCAAAGACAACAATACAATGTTGACTGAGATAAGAAATCTGATGATTTCATCCAACGGTCACCTTGAAAGTATTAACAAATACACCAAACTAATTTATAAGTTTGGAGACAAGCTTGACGAAATAGCGAAAAATACAAAAAGTATATAAATATGCCACAAGAAGAACTGTTTATTAATGGAAAGGACGCTTATACCACATGGGGAATAAGCATGGATGACACTGCACTGTCCGCCCTCATGACCCCAGCACCCAATAAGGAGTTCATTGAGAACAAGAGCCGAATGGAGCATGGAAAGCGTGTGATAACAGCTGATCCCAAAAAGGACGAGCGCGATCTTACATTACAGATAAACCTGACAGCCCCTGATAAAGATACATTCTTTGCAAGGTATGACAGCTTTTGTAATGAGTTGGATAAAGGAATACTTGAAATAAAGACAAAGTATCAGCCCAATATAGTTTACAGGACTATTTATATTTCCTGTAACCAGTTCAGCCAATTCATGCAAGGCATAGGAAAATTCGTGCTGAAGCTGAATGAGCCTAATCCCAATAACAGAAATTCCCCTTGATACTCTATTTGATTTTCAAATAAAATATATACTTTTGTTCAGCATTGTGTAAAGGCACACAAAACTTAATTATGGAACAAATCGACATCAAAGACATATCCGGTGCTATCCTGCTTACAACTTTGATCAATGAAGGCTGCAAGCGTAAGTTCACTCTGATGAAGGAGGACTACATCATGTTAAAGTTCTCCTTAGAGAATCCCATATATTTCAAACTTGGCTCATACGTGGAATGTAACTTCGGATTGTTCGAGGTGTGCGACTTGCAGAAGCCCGCATTCAACACCAATACCGCCGGCTACGATTACGAATTAAGACTTGACGCCTACTACTGGAAATGGAAAAACAAAATCTTCAAATATACCCCGGAGACGACCGGACAGGAGGCGTCCTGGAACCTGACCGCCCCGCTTGACGTACAAGTCGGTATAGTCCTTAGAAATCTGAAAGCTCTTGGTTATGCGTATAAAGGACAAGATTTTGTTTTCTCCATTGATTCCACAGTCGAAAACAAGTCCCAGTTGATGAGTTACGACAACATCAACATCCTTGACGCTTGTTTTGAGATGGCGAAGAAATGGGATTGCGAATGTTGGGTGACTGAAAACATCATCCATTTCGGGCGTTGTGAGTCCGGTGACGCGGTGGATTTCGAGATCGGGAAAAACGTGCAGGAAATGTCACAGTCAGAATCCCAGTCCACCTATGCCACCCGTATCTACGCTTTTGGTTCCACCCGTAACATACCGGCAGACTACCGCCCCATTGACGAGACCGTGGTTGTGAACGGCGTGGTGCAGCGCAGGCTGATGCTTCCCGAAGGCACTCCTTACATTGACGCTTATCCTGATATGACTACCGAGGAAGCCGTCGAGCAGGTGGTTATCTTCGATGAAGTCTATCCCCGAAGAACGGGCATCATGTCGGATGTCACCACTATCGAAGTGACGGACAAGGTGGAGAATGAGGACGGTACAACCACCGAGGAAAAATGGAATGCCTACCGCTTTAGGGACACGGGTGTTAACTTTTCCGAGAAATATATCCTCCCCGGTCAGGAGCTGAGGATACGTTTCGCGTCCGGGCTTCTCAACGGTTTGGAGTTCGCCGTGAAGTTCAATCCTGAGGGAAAGCCGGAGAAATTGGAGGATGGCGGATGGAACCCTGAGGCACAGCTTTGGGAGATAGTCAGGAATGAGGACTATGGCAGACCGCTTCCCGGTGATGTACTCTTTCCCCAGGATGGAGATGAATATGTGCTTTCCGGCTGGGACAGCACGAAAATAACCGAACTTGGGCTTGTGGATGCCGCCGAGCAGGAGCTGAAGGAAAAGACTGAAAAGTACGCTGCCAAATCCAAGATAGACCCGAGTACCTATGGCTGCACGATGATGTCAAATGACGCATACCGTGAGGATGGCGTTCATAATTTCTATAGCATCGGTCAAAAGGTCAACCTTATCAACAAGGCTTATTTCGAGAACGGAAGACAGTCAAGGGTTATCGGATTTGAATTCAATCTTGATTTAGCTTATGATTCCCCTATATATACTGTCGGGGAAACCGCCGCCTATTCTCGTATCGGGGAGCTGGAGGAAAAGGTTGAGAGCCTTACCCTAAAGGGACAGACCTATACGGGCGATGGTGACAGCGGTGTGTATGTGATAAGAAGGAATGACTCTACACCGGCCACGGATAGTAACGTGTATTCCGCATTGCGCTCCTTAGTAATGTTCCTTCGTAAGGATCAAGCGGACGGAACAAATTTCTTATTGAAGTTCGGCAAGTTCATCGACTCCATGATTGCCGGTAAAGGTGCCGGTATCTATCCTGACGGGCGCGGTCAGTTCGAGCGTCTTGAGGTACGCGGCTCCGCAGTGTTCAAGGAAATCATCTATAACCGTCTGAACGCACAGGAAGGCGACACCTCATATTCCGAGAACGGAGTCATTGAGTCCGTGGCTTTAGAGAGCGACGGAACTTATACCCTGAAATTGCGCAAGCGCTGGGAGAATGACTTCACCGCATTCCAGGAGGGTGATATAGTGTACGGGATTGTAAACAACCTCTTTTCAACGGGGGAGTATTACGCCTCGTGGATGCGCGTGCTGTCCAAGAATGTCCCGGCCAACTCCATCTCGGTGTTGTCATACCCGGACAGTGAGGTGCCGGGCGGTAAAAACTATCCTCCCACAGAGTTGACGATCATTACCAGAAGAGGAAACGCCTTCAATGAGGACAGGCAAAGCTACTGGTATTTGTCCGCCACCACGGATAAATGTCTTGTCTGGCTGGAAGGAGTAACGAAGCCTGTCTTGGAACAGAACAACTATTACATGATATTGGGGCGTTTGCCCAATTTGGATTTGTTTGACAATCTCCCCGTCAACTATAAGCACTCGTACATATTCGCCCGTGCCGGCATCTTCGGTGAACTTTACCGGGTGGACTGGCAGGGACTGCCCGTACAGGAACTGGTGGACCGTGGCTTTTGGTCGGCCGAAGTCGCGTCCTCTGACAATCCTTACACCAATACGCAGGAGCGGGCGGACACGGTTTGGCACTACGGCTGCAAATGGAAGTGCCTGATGACGGGAACAGCCGACGAACCGCAATATGCGGCGGCCGGATGGGCGATGCTGGAAGGGAACCCGGAATTTACGATAGGGATCGGCAGCACAAAGGGGTGGTATTTTGATATCGAGACTTTTTCCACAACGTTATATATTACCGGCAAGCTGTACAACCGTGACGTGACAGATCATATACTTGACGCTGATGTGAGCTGGACGCGTGATACCGGGAATGTATCAGAAGATAACGCATGGGCGGTGAAGCGTGCCGGCGCCGGGAAAAATCTTCCTCTGACGATAGATGATCTCGGACCGAATTATACCAACATGCGGGTGTGTACGTTTAAAGCACAGGCGTTATTGCGTGACGGGCAGCAGTTTGAAGTGGCGGAGAATTTTGTAACATTTTAAAATGGTTTTATACAATGGCAACAAAGCAACGAAAAATAGAAATCAACTACCGGCTGTTACAAACCAGTTGTAACATCGAGGTGGTGGGCAGCGTGCCGGACATGCAGGTCTACCAGGCTGACAAAGCTGAATACACTCCGGACTATACGCTGACACCGCTGGTCCTGTTTCCGCGGTGCAACGCCACCGATCCGGAAGCGGTGACTAAAATCGGGGCGGTCAACTCCAGGCTGACCAACATGAAGTGGTACGAGCGCATCGGAACCACACGCACACTTATCACATCGACAAACACAGGCTACAGCATTACGGAGTCCGGTGACAGCAAGGGACAGATCACAATGAAAAAAAATGTCACCGTCCTAAAACCCGTCACGCTGGAGTTTTACGCGGAATATGCCGACACACGTACCGGACAGCTGTTTACTTTTCAGATGAGCTGTCTTGTCCGCGCGGTTGACGGTACGGATGCGATCCCCGTATTGACGATAGACAGCCCGTCCACGCTGGACTGGAACCCGGTGCGTGACATCACCGCACAGACCATCACGGCTAAACTGATGGTAGGCGACACGGACGTGACGGCTACGGGCAAATGCAAGTTCTTCTGGTACCGTCTGTTGTCTACGGGAGCGCTGGAGGCGATAACCACAGGAGCGGGTGACAACGACTGGGAGTTTGTATCACTGAACAAGAATGTATATAAGATTGACCGCAATTATATAGGTGATGACATCACGATTGTCTGCAAGGCCACCTATGCGGCTTCCGGGACTCCGGCATCAACCCCGGGCACATCGGACCCGGCAGTCTCTACGGTGATACGCCGCAGGATTCCGAAGATTGAAGCCGACTGGGAGGGCGTACCTACGGGTGTTCCGGATGGGACTTACGCCATCTTTCCCAGACCCGTCATTCGGGATACCATGGGGGTTATCCCGAATCCATCCGCCATGTTTAACTGCCACTGGTACGTCAAGAAGAGCGGAGATGCCGGATATGCCAAGGTTGCCGACGGATACTCTCCCAGGATACCTTTCAGCAACGGCATGATGTTAAAGCTGGAGGTGGAGGACAGAGGCCCTTACGTGGCGCTGACACAAGGCGGCAAGGTGCTCACACAGGGGGGCAAGGCGGTAGTAGTAAGAAAATTTGGATAACATTAAAAACAATAGAATTATGGCATTTTACATTAAAGTAACGAAGGAGGTTGCCGACCGGTTGCATCTGACCGATATCCGCAACAGGACAGCGGATGGCAATGTATTATTGTGGCAGGCGGACGTGGCACGTTTCCCCGGCGACACGGTATTTGACAGGGCCAAGGAAGCGGGCGGCGTCTGCCTGACCCCGCAGGCGGCGAAAGAAGAGATAGACGGTACGGACCATCCCGTCGAAGTATTCACACCTGCCTCTTGGGGGGAGGACAACACCGAAAGCTCCGAAGGCACGGATAGTACGGAAACGACCGGGGAAGGAGGAGCGTCATGAGTTTGGCCAGCGCGACCGGACAGGTCATATTTTCGCAAAAGGGCGGCGTATACATGCCTGCCATCCAGTGTAACCAGGGAGATCTGTATCAGGAGTATATGGGCGAAGCGTCCGCGCCGACGAACATCGCACCGGATTTCGCTTCGCTCAAGCCCGTCTTGTCCTTCATTCTCACCTCTTCGCGGGTGGCGGAAGGGCTGGTGGTTCCTTCCTCCATGAAATGGTATTTCAATGATGTCGAGATCAAGTTCTCGGGCAATGTCTCCACCAACACGTTTGGCGGTGAGACGGGACATTTCAAGTTTATCCCTTACCAGCCCGGTACGACGGATTACTACGGATTGCAGATCGTCAAGAATCTGGTCAAGGCGAGCGGAGCGGCCTCTTGTACCATCAAGGGTGAAGCCACCGTGACCGTTGGGAATACCAGCGACACCGTCCAGTTCGTCTATAGCATCCCCATTACCAAGGGGGTCGGAAACCAAAAGCATGTGACGATCATTGCCGGTGACAACAAGTATTTTACCCTTCGGGACAAAGGGCAGAGCTGCATTCTGAAAGCCGTAGCGCGCATGGGCAGTGACGAGATCACTACCGGACTGGCGTACAAGTGGTACAACCAGGTCAACGGTGCGTGGAGCGTGCTGAGCGGAAAGACCACACAGACATTGACCGTCACCAACGATATGGTTGACACGACAGGTGTGTTCAAGGCGGAGGTGTACCAGGGCGGCAAGCTCATCGGTCAGGACACGCAGTCCGTAATGGATGCGTCCGATCCGTTTGATTTGATCCTGAATCCCACGCCCGAGGACGAGACCATCCGGGAAAGTGGTGACACGGTGGTCTATAAGCCCATTCTGGTCAAGCGTGGAAGTACCACCAAGTACAAGGACATGACTTTCTATTTCGTGTTCATGGACAGTGCAGGAGTAGTCCTTAACCCGTCTACTTCCGGTACAGCAGCCACTTCCGGCACGTGTACTTGGGACATGTGCCAGCAGGCAGGAGGCAACGTGGCATGGACCATCACAACCAAGGAATAAGGAGGTGATATGCCGTTGGTGACTAGAACCGGACAGGTCAGTTTTGCTCCAAAAGGTGACAAGGGAGATAAGGGGGCGCGCATGCGTATGCGTGTATGGGAGGCGTCTGTGTCTTACCTGGAGGGCAAGCAAGGGCAGCAGTTTTACGACATTGTACTTTATGACAACCTGCTGTACCTGTGCATCCGTTCGCATACGTCGGTATCGACGGAAACCCCCAAACAGAATGTGGCTTCGGGAAAAATAAAATACTGGGAGGTAGCACAGAGCTGGACTTTTATCGCCACCAAGCTGTTGCTGACCGAGAAGATCAAGGCGTCCATGATTGATGCGGACGGTATCAGGGCGGTCAATGTGGATATCAGCGGAAAAATCACGGCGGATAGCGGACGTATCGGTCCGTTTTCCATAGATTCCGGTATGTTGTCCTCAAAAACTCTTTATGAGGGGACGGATTCCCATGTCGGTTTCAACCTATCCGCCGGACAGATAGAGTTTTATAACGAAAGGACATTTGCACGTGTAAAAATCGGAGGGAACACGAAATTTGTCACAATCGAAGGGATATCGTATGATGCCGGAATTGACATACAGAGTCCGAATGCCATGATCGGGATGCACATCAAGACCCTGAGCATTCCTCTGTTCGTGGAGGGGGGTAACATTTTCCTTCATCCGAACAATGACAGTTATGTGTCTCTTCATGGCATAGTGGGGAACTGGAGGAACATATCCGTCAGCACTTCCCTGAATAACAATGATGACAATGTGATGTTTATTAATACGGGTAATATAGAAGTGACACTTCCTCCGGATGTTCCGGGACATACCATATACTTCAAACGTATGAGCGGCGGGGTAAGACTGACAGGCGGGCGCATCCTGCCTGCCCCCGGAGGAAAAGAGATGTCCTCCATTGATCTGGATTATGCGTCCGGATTCGTTAAATGTATGGGCAATTATTGGGTTATGTTTTATTGCGGATAACAGTATTTAATTAAGAATATTATGAAAGTTGATTTTACAAAATTTCCCCTGTTCACGGGGATAGACAGACAGGATATGGTGATAGCGGATATCCGTAAGGATATTGCTGACGGCATTTACAGGAACGTGCCCGGTCTTCCGGCGCACGTGCTTGCGGAGAAGATCTATCGGAACGAGCTTGTGGAGCTTGCCGATGACGAGATTCATATACTTGACCTCTACACTTCCGCTTCGGTGGGGCAGCTCGCCGACTCATGGCAGGATTATAAGAAAAACAATTTGGAAACTGGTAAATAAAAAATATTATGGAAAAGATGGAATTAAGTGAGGCGTTGAAAGCCAATGCCTCAGTACTGGAAGGACTTCTTCCACTTGCAACAAATGAAACAAAAGGATTAGCATCCATGAATATGTGTATAGCATACGTTGGCGAAGGGCCTGTTATTTGCATTAAGCCTACGAAATTAAAACAATATTATTATACTCTACTAACGGTGACAGTATACGAAAATGGATATTTTAAAAAAATCGACTTAGCAGTATATTACCCGGTAAAGAAAGGAGGGCATAAATGCTCTATGTCTGGAAACGGCAACATGTTTGTTAAAGAGGATTCTGATTACAATTTATACATACATAACAAAACTTTAAATAACATAAATTATTGCGTATCAATTATAGGAGCTAGCAAATATATAAATATTCCTTCAATTACGGTAGAAGCACATCCTGCAAGCTTTTTGAATGGTTTAACTTTGACTGATGTAGCAACTATGTAACAAATTATAACATTGTGATCATAAATTTATGCTCTGGAAGGACTGTTAGGAGTTAGCAGTAGTACTATATTTAAAGGAAAAGGGTATATCCAATTAAAAACTGAAGACGATATTGATAAAGTGTATGAGCCTGGAGTATATGCAATAAAAGGCACTTCATACAATGATCAAACGCTTCTTGTCTTCAGTCATAATCTGGGACAGTCAACAGTACAATTTAGAACTAATAACTATGGTGGTTTTTTAGTGTTTAGAATAAAATGGTGGAATGGTGGTTGGGGAACCTGGAAGACGGTTTCTTTGACATAAAATTTATCTGTTTGCACTTCTGGAAGGACTGTTAGGGATAAATGATACGTGGTACAAAAGGAGATTTGGTGAAATTACTGATTTTAATGAAGCTAATAATACTGGATATATGTTTGTCGATAAAACCCAATCATTGGATAATAAACCCAATACATCAAGTAATTATGGATTCTTGGAAACGATTGCTATTAATGAGGTCACCATCAAGCAAACTTTTGTAGATTTTCAGAGCAGATTTTTTATTCGAATATGTAATAATGGAACTTGGACTGATTGGAAACAAATACAAACAACATAGTATTAAAAATAAGTCATATTTTAATGAGATAAAACGGATGGGTGCCGGTCCACACCCGTCCGCTCCTCATGTTACCAAAGAATTATAGTATTTCTATATCTTCAGCATCATCCAGATTCTCATCAACTATATTCATGGATAAAGACAGGTCAACCCCAGTAGTATCCAAAAACAAAGCACTTACACGAAATGAAGCTGTGTTTGTCTTGCTCCGAACGAAGAGATGATCATTTTTTCGTTTGAACTCTATTTCAGAAATCATACTACCGTTGACTTTCCTTATGATATAGGAGTTACCAGTCTTACTATTAATAAAGAACAGACCTGTAGAACCACCCCAATATACATACAATATCATACCGATATAGGCGTTAGATGAACTCGCTAGGCGAACGACACATACTTCTTGAACGGAGTCTTTATTGCAAACCAATATAGGAGAAAGAACGCCTTTTCTCAAGAGCCCTTTACTTCCTAAATTAGCAATCGGCATCAGTTCTTCCAGCTCTCAAATATTGCTAAATTCTTGTCAAGATATAGGAATTTCGATTGCGTCGGATGGTAAATCTAGATTGTTTTCATGGCTTAGTTTGAGCGACCCATTCATGCCAATGCACAATGTACTGATATACACGTATGCTGATGATTTTACATAAACAATGGTTTTGTTCTCTTTTTTTTGATAATAAACATTAGTTAAATAGATTCCTCTTTTTATCGAATTAACGGATAGATCATCGCTATATCCTGTTAATAAAACAACAGACGGAGATGAATTTTCATGGTTCTTAAATACTGAAATAAGCATTGATATTCCTGTTAAACGATTTCTAAATTCGGCAATTTTACAATACTTCTGCTGGTCTTTTTGATATGAAGTGGTCATTCTTTGAATTGATGGCATCAATCCATCTTTTTCACTCGTAGCAACACCAATCAGTTCTTCCAGAAGGATTTGTATCAATGACTTTTGTATTACAATATTATTTTAAATGTTTGTTGGTCTATATATCGTTTATTCTGTTCTTTTTTTCATATAATGATTCTTTTTTAAATATTTGTTATAGCTTTGCTATGACAATTAATAATGTTTTTTCATTTATTAATTTTTGAATGCCGTGAGGTATTTTAATTAATAAAAAGATTTGTGTATGGAATTGGGCAGGATTGGCGAATCCTGCCTTTTTGATACCGTACGTCAACTACATAATAATTTGGGCAAAACAAAATTTATATATAACTTTGTAGCATCTATATTGAATTAAACATTATTCTAAATCACTAAAAGAGTTTGCTGATAAAAATGTCTAGATGCTATCGTTCGTGATGAATAATGGCATCTTTTTTACAAATGTTTTTTTCACAGACCATTTTTTTATAGATATTATACATCTTTACTTGCGAAAGTGGGGGTGTATTTTTTATTGGCTAAATTTTGCAGCTTGGAACAGAGGATGCATCTTTGCGGAAAAATGGATAAAATCAGATACCGTCTTGTATATAACCGCCAGAACACACTTAACAGGCAGGGCACGGCTCTTGTACAGGTTGAAGCCTATTTGAACCAAAGGAAAATCTACTTGAAGACAAACGTGTACCTCAAACCGGAGTGCTGGAGCCGTGAGGGGGCACAAGTCATTAACCATCCCCAGTCTAACGAACTCAACACAATGCTCTATGAATACATCCTGTATCTGCAAGGCATAGAGTTGGGGTATTGGAAGCGCGGAATACCTGCCACACTCTCACTACTGAAGGATGCTGTCAAGAAGAAAAGTACGGTGAATGTCAGCTTCTCCACTTTTGCCAAATCAGCCATTGACAATTCGGACAAGAAGCAGTCCACCAAGGACAACCTGCACTCGACACTGGCGGTCCTGCATGATTTCCGTTCCGGATTGGACTTCAAGGATCTTACCTATACATTCCTTCGTGATTTTGAGCAATACTTAAGAGAAAAGGGCAATGCGGTCAATACGATAGCCAAGCACATGAGACAGCTCCGTACCTTGGTCAATGAAGCAATCAACCAGGGATATATGCACGCAGATGCTTATCCGTTCAGAAAGTACAAAATCAAACAGGAGAAAGGCAGACATGAGTTTCTTACCCCGGACGAGCTGAAGAAGCTGGAAACGGTCAAGGTGGAAGAGGAGTCCATGCGTCATGTGCTCGATGCCTTCCTGTTCTGTTGTTATACTGGATTGCGCTATTCTGACTTCTGCCAGCTATCTCCGGCCAACTTTATCAAGGTAAACGGTAAGCGTTGGTTACACTTCACGTCCGTTAAGACAGGGGTGGAAATCCGTCTGCCGTTGCATCTGCTGTTTGAAAGCAGGGCATTGGGCATTCTTGACCGCTATCCGGATATCGGAAGTTTTGCCGCTTTGCCTTGTAACTCGGAAGTGAATAAGCAGCTTCGAAAGCTGGCCGGGTTGTGTGGTATCAAAAAGCGGATAACCTACCATGTGAGCCGTCATACCTGTGCCACCCTGCTGGTTCATCAGGGAGTTGCGATTACAACAGTCCAGAAGCTGCTCGGACATACTTCCGTAAAGACCACACAGATTTATTCGGAGGTACTTTCCAGCACCATTGTGCGTGACTTGAAAAATGTTCAAAGGAAAAGGAAAAAAGTAAAGATGTTTCCCGATAAAGGCTTGAGAACATCCGATTTTATAGACAACCGGTAGATTTCATGAATCCTATTTGTTTTCTATTAATATTGTGATTCTTTAAATTCTTCGGATAATCGAAATATTGCTCCTGATTATTTTTTTCAATATGGATTGAATATGGAATAGTTTTCACTATCTTTGCAGTGTAACCAGGAGCTTGATGGCAATAAATATTGTCATCAGGCTCTTTTTTTATTGTCTATCTGTCGAATAATGGAATCCCCCGTCTGGCTTCACAGTCTGACGGGGGGAGGTTAAATCCAATCAATAATAGTTTTGAAAGAATCAGGTCAACAAAGTATTGACAAAGATAGTGAAATATGAATAGTAAGCAATATGGATATGGATTTATTTTGCATATATATAAATTCTCGGCATTTTTTCAGGAAAGATAGGGACAGTTGAGAAATAAAGGAAACAGGATGAATAATTTATCATATAATAATTAAACGGTGAATGTAATGGAGATAGATATTGCAAACATTATTAGTGCTGCCGGAACATTGCTGGCAGCTTATTTCGCCTATAATCAGTATACCAAAAACAAACTGACTGATTTAAAAGTGGAATATTTTAAAAAAGAGGAGGAAAGAAGAAGTTACCACCGCAGCGAGAACTCCGCCAAGGTGTTCGGTGAGCTGTGGCGTGTACTTTATGAAACGAAAGCAGACAGGGTATATATCGTACAACCCCATCCTTTAGGGCATATAGCTTTTCTTTCGGTGCAGTTCGAAGTAAAACGAAAAGGTATAGCCGGAATGCGTGAAAACATCCAATCACTTCCCATGAGTGAAGTGGCCGTTTTTGCAGAAAATCTCGCAAAGAATCTTTTCATGTTCTACTCAGATATTGATAACCAGGTTAAGGATAAGGTTGCCAAATCTCTATTATCAACAAATGGATGCAACAGCGTCGCTATTAAACGGCTTAATTCATCTCAAGATTGGGTTGGAAATATCTTTTGTGAGTTTACAGATGAAACGGATTTGAATGAAGATGAACTTCATAAGGTCTTGCATGAAGCAGCGGTCAACATACAATATATCCTGCCGGAATTCAAAGAAAATAAAATCGAATAATTATAATTAATGAATAGTATGGCTGACGTAAGAAAACTTGCACCGTTTATCCTAAAGTGGGAAGGCGGTTTTGTAAATGACCCTGACGATTTGGGAGGGGCTACCAATATGGGCGTGACTATCGGCACATGGAAATCGTGCGGCTATGACAAGGATGGTGACGGTGACATAGATGTGGATGATCTACATCTGCTTACTCGTGAGGACGTTGTTAATCGTGTACTCAAACCACATTATTGGGATAGATGGAAAGCTGATTTGATACAGGATCAATCTGTGGCAAATATTCTTGTGGACTGGGTGTGGGCATCCGGTGCGCACGGAATTAAGATTCCTCAACGCTTGCTTGGTGTTACGATGGATGGCATTGTAGGTCCCAAGACCATTGCCGCAGTAAATGCCAAGAATCCGCGTGAGTTGTTCGACATGATTAAGATTGCCCGGTTTGACTTTATCGAGGATATATGCCGGAAACGCCCAGCAAACAACAAGTTCAAACGGGGGTGGATGAACCGCATAAATGATATCTCTTATGTTGGTTAGAGTTATGAACTGGGTAAGCCGGCATATATTGCTGGCTCCTTTCATGTGTCTGTTCCTGCTGTTCGGATCATGTGGCAGCTCGCATAAATCTGTCAAGTCAGACACTAAGATTATACAGAAAGATAGTACACGTGAATCTGTCAATATCGTACACGGATCAAGTACGTCTTTGAGCGAACTCATTACCACTAATGGTAACTATGTAATTGATTTCCGTATCTATGATACCCGAAAACCGCCCGACAGTCTGACTGGAAAACCTCCGTTATTGGCAGACGGTCATGTGGAAGGTGATTTCAGCAAGAATAAAAGGAAGGAAACTGCAACCAAAGACAGTACGGAAGTGAAAGCTGACAAGGAAACCACTTCCAATACCCGTGAGGAAAACCGGTCAGAAACCATAAAAGAGAAAAAAGAATCCACGTTGCTTAAACAAATCGGTTTTGTCTGTGTTTGTGTAACCGTTTTGCTTGTTGTTATGCTGATAGTAAAACATTGGCGCAACAGATAAGCTTCATCATAAGACTTTAAATTTATAAATTGGACTGCCCCGGCTCGTGATGAGTCGGGGCTATTTTTGTTATCTTTGCCGGAACTAACATTAACTTATGTATTATGGCTGAAAAAAAAGAATCTTATTCCGAAGAGGAATTGAATGAAATGATCGTATGGTTCAACAACCATGCTGATGAACTTCCCAAAGAAATGCAGATTAACAAATCCGCTTTCACTCCGGATTTGAAACTTACTGTTGAATCCTGTATCATGCAAGCAAAACAAAACTTAGGGAACTATAAGATGGGAGGGCCGTTTCTGATTTTGAAACAAATCAGAGCAAATATTGAAAACAGTAAATGATATTCTTTTATTATTCGGTAAACGAACCAAGCGGCTATATTTTATAGATAACCGCTTGATTTTTGAGTTAGGACTTCATCAGCATGATATCTGCTCTCATTTCCAAAAACTCCTTATATTTCTCCGGATGATCCACATAATCAATCACCCGATTGATGGCTATTTCCGCTTGTTTCTCCCTTACCTTAGCGTAATAGCGTATCACTCCCCTACTCTTGTCCGAATGCCCTAAACAGTAGTCTATCACTCCATCAGGTATCCCTAGTTCTGAAGCTAATTGTGCAAAGGTTTTCCGGGCGGAGTAGTAAACCACACGTTCCTTTATCCCAAGTTCCTTTGCAAGCTTCGCTATTCCCCGTGATATATGACGAGAGAAATTCTTATAAGTGAAATTATAATGAAAATCCAGCTTACCGGTTCTTGGATTCATCCATTTTGCTATAATACAGGCTGCTTTCTCGTGAACAGGCAATATAATGACATTTGCATTGGAAGTCCGCCCCATAATCTTCTTACGGGAGTATTGTATATACCTAGAGTTTCTAAAATCCATATCCATCAAGTCAGTCATATTAATACCTCCGAGATAAAATGAAAGAGAGAACAAATCTCTGGCTACTGACAGATAATTACTGTCAACCTCAGCATTAAGTATCTTGGACAAAGACTCCAGCCTGATACTGACATCGCGTACAGGAGATTGCGGAATAGAATAATCTACAAAAGGATGTACATTATATGAAACCTTTCTCTTTTTTATCGCCCTGTTTATGATTGTCCGCGTATTTCTCATTACTATCCCCAATGTCGCCCGGCTCCAATTCTTTTTTTCAAGATACGCTGCATATTGCTCTATAAGTTCCGGGGTAATATCGACAAGTCGTACATCCCCACGCAGGAACTTCAAGAAATGAGCCTCACTTTCCCTCATCATATTAGCATAGTTGGTTTTACTGTTTTTAAACAGTTCCTCAATATATGCATCACACACAGACTTAAATGATTCCCCCTGTGTATCCACAGATTCCCTTAAGATGAAATCCTTCAACTGTGTACATGAATAGATACCTGGATTATCTATCTTGTCCAATCTTTCCTGATACTTATTGAGAAGATTACGCAATTTTGTATTTATCATTGCGGCATCCGGGCGTTTTACCACCTGTCCGTTCTTGAACTGGGAGAGATTATCTATGATAAACCGAGTGATAATGTAGCAAGTTTCCTGCTTATGGCAAACGGCCACTCTAATTTTATGTCTGCCATCTTTTAAAACTTTTGCTTTGAAAATTGTTAGTTTGAGAGTTGCCATACTGATTAAAATTAAAGGATAAGTTTTGGATAAGTTTTTGTGTCCATTGATGGGCAAAAATTCCTTTTTTTTAATCAATAAAATGAAGATTTTTATAATAAAAAAGGCTTTGAAAACAGCATCAAACCACTGATTATCAAAGCCTTTTTCTTTTGTCGGGGTAGCGGGATTCGAACCCACGACCCCCTGCTCCCAAAGCAGGTGCGCTAACCGGACTGCGCTACACC